GTAGAATATCTAACTTTTGGAACAAAGTATAAATCTTTTGTATTATTATAATTTTTATCTATCATCAATCTTCTTCTAATTTTCCATCTTTATACCATCTAACTTCATCTTCGTCTGCTTTTTGCTCCACTTTAAGAATTTTATTTAGAGGAACTTCCGCTAAATTATTTTTATCATCGAATACGCTTACTTTTGCACTTGGGCGGTGCAATGGTATCTCTACATAAACAACTTCATACTGAGTACCTGGCGTAAAATTTTTATGTCTGTAATCAGGTTCTACATAAACCATATCGCCAATCTTAACATCCTGAAGCAACCATTCATTACCTTTCCATTCAAACTCTTCAAACTTCTTTAGCATTTTATTCTGATGATATTTTTTCTTATATATTAATTTATTAAAATGAGTTTTAAAATGTAAGAGTTTTCATTATGAAAAGAATTAGATAGAGTTGTTGAATTCTGTAAAAATATAATGACCAAATTCCTTTTCTCTTAAATAAGAATGTTTAGTGCCGTCTAATTTTATTATAGTTATATTATTATATTTAGTAATATTATCTACATTCATATAATTTTTCAATTTATTTCTATAATTATCCACACTTGATAAAGTTTTGATGAAATTATCTTCTTCGAATTCTTCATAAGTATTATTTTTAACGTTCCTAATCAAATATTCTTTATGTGTTATGGTGTAATTTTTATTAAAAAATTTTAAAATTTTATTTATCACGTTTGAATAATCTTTTTCAACTATTATAATGTCTTTATTATTTACTTTCCATATTTTCATGTTATTATATTATTTTGCTTGTGTCTATACCTTTTTCTTCTTTAAGATAATCTCTTATTAGTTTTTCGACGATTTTGGATTTATTAACGTCTTTTTCAATGCAAACTTCTTCAAGAATATCGTAAATCTTCTTATTTAAAGATACTGAAAGGTTCTTGCGTTTTTCTTCTTCTGTTAATCTGTTTGGCATAAACAATAATTATTTTTCTTTATATATCTTAAAATTATTTCCCTGTTTGAAAAATAAAATAATGGGAAAATAATGGTTTTTTAATTTAATATATACATTAAACTAAATAATGGTTTTTTGATATAAAAAATAAACAAGAAAAATATGGAAAAATTCGGAAAGGTTGAATTGCATTTGGGAGATTGTATAGACATAATGAACTCGATGGATAAAGAAAGTGTTGATGTTATAGTGGTTGATCTTCCATACGGAACAACTCAAAATAAATGGGATGTTATAATTCCCTTTGAAAAATTGTGGGATAGTTTATTGAGAGTAACGAAAGAAACATCAAATATGGTCTTTACAGCATCTCAACCTTTTACAAGTCAGTTGGTTTGTAGTAATATAAAAATGTTTAGACACGAAATAATATGGGAAAAAACAATTGGGTCTGGTCAATTAAATATACATCACCAACCATTAAAAGTTCACGAATCTATTTTAATTTTCAATAAAAAATTGGGGGCTTATAATCCACAGATGGTCGAGGGAGAACCATATAAAATACATAGAAAGTTAAATAAGTATGGAGTAACCAATTATAATGAACAAAAAGATCATACATCTATAAATGATGGGTTTAGACACCCAAGAAGTGTAATAAAAATATCTAATCCAAGAATTAAAGGGGGACATAAAACCCAAAAACCTGTGGAGTTAATGGATTTTATTTTAAGAACTTTTAGTAATGAAAATGATAAGGTTTTAGATTGCTGTATGGGCACCGCATCTACTGGTATATCTTGTTTAAAACTCAATAGATATTTTGTAGGCATCGAAAAAGATCCTGTCTTTTACGATGTTTCAAAAGACAGGATCAAATATTATATTGAAAAAGGTTCTGATAAATATTAAAACTCTTGAAGAGTTTTCACGATTTCTTCTGTCAAATGGTTGTCCATTAAATGTTTCCACGCATCGCTTTCAAAAGTAACGGTCATTCTTTTTTCTTCTTTAGTTCTATCTGTTTTATTTTCTACTACACCGTGGCAATTCGAAGCTCCGAACATTTCCATGAATGTCGTCATTTGTGCTTTTGTTAAAAAGAAGTTATAAACCCTAAAATCTTCATCCTGATTTATACATTGTAAAATGTAAAAATCTAAATCCTGATGAGGTCTTATTTGAACAAAGTTGAACTGATTTTTCAGAGTTTTATAAGAAACTTTAATTTCTCCATATTTCCTATTTTTATTTATACAATCTCCTCTATCTAAATCCGCTCCTATCTTTGTTAATCCATATTCTATTATAATTCTGGCTTCTATTCTTCCTGAATATGATTGTGATGTAAAACATGCATACATCAACTTTAAGAAATGCTTGTAAGGCAGGTCAAATCCGAATTTTTTATCTTCTTCTCCCTCTTTTCTTATGATATTTCTAATGCGTAATTGTTCATCTAAAAAACTTTCGCTAATATTCGCTGGTTCTTTAGAAATATATTTCTTCATATTTCTTTTGTTTATTAAAGGTTTTTTCATAACAAAGGTATTAAAATAATTAGTGAATAAAAAATAATTTCATTTAGAATTTATATAAATTACAAAAATAATGTAAAATAATTGTAAAAATAATGTTTTTGACTTTTAATTATTTATATATACGAATAAAAAGAACGATTTTATGAAAACTAAAAAAATAGGAACAACTTTCACAATAAACCCAAAAATATTGGAATTGTTAAACGAAGATACTAAAAATAAGTCAAAACTTATAGAGTGGTTATTACTCAACTATTTTAAGAAAATAGGAAAAAATATAGATGATATAATTATATGATAATAGATAAATTTATAAAAGTAAAAAATAAACCATATTATATTAAAAGGGGTTACAATCCAGGATTGGAATATATAGAAGTCAAAATAGAAGACATTAGAACATCCAGTCATCATAGAATAAATGTAAAATGTGATATATGCGGATTTGAAAAAGATTTAGAGTTTTGTAAATATATGAGTAACACCAAATTGAATACATTGCCATATGCTTGTAGTCATAAATGTTCTGTGGAAAAATTAATGAACACGTTTAATAAGAGATTTGGGTGTGTTAGCTCTCAACATCCTGATATAAAATTAAAACAGGCTGAAACTGTGATGAGATTATACGGTGGTAAATCTCCTTTATGCGATGAAATTATTAAACAAAAAGCCAAAGAAACTTGTATAGATAAATATGGAGTTGATAATCCTTCTAAATCTGATATTATAAAAAATAAAAAAATAGAAACAACATTAAAAAATTGGGGGGTGGAAAATCCATCTCAATCAACTGAAATTAAAAATAGAAAAATAATAACTCACAGAGGACATTTTGGCGTTGATTATGGAGTTCAAAGTAGAGAAATTTACATACAAAGAATGAAAAAACAAAATAAAGTGCATGAATACAATGATACAGGATTATTATACCAAGGAACTTACGAAAAAGATTTCTTAGATAATTATTATGATAAATACGAAATAAACAATTTTAAAGATAAAATATCATTTTTATATGAAAATAATAGCAGAACATATCTACCAGACTTTTATATTTCCAATTTGAACTTAATAGTAGAAATAAAAAGTTCCTACTGGTTTAATAAATTCAGACAGAAGAATATTATAAAAGAGAAGAAGTGTAAAGAATTGGGATATAATTTCATATTCATTATAAATAAAAATTATAAAGAATTTGATTACATGGTGAGTGTTCTAAGTATCCAATAACTGTCGCAAATATCGTCCCATGGTTTTGGCACCATCTTTAATTTTAATAGATCTTCTTTATACTTATTTAATAACATGGATAATTTATCTCCACTATTCATATAAATTAAAGATTCCATCATTTGTTTTTTATCAAATTTACCACCTGATATTCCGTTTAGATTTTTATTTATGATTTTTTTACCAGTTTTAGTTAAAGTGTATCCGTATGCCATTTCACAAGCCATAGATTTAACGGTCGTTGGAGAAACAATTATTAATTTTTCTAATTTTGGAATGGCTAAAAGTTTAAGACGAAGCAGCGTACTAAAAGTAACTATATCTATAATAGAATTGGTATTTCTTAATCCATAATTATATCCTTCGACGGCAATTATAGTTTTCTCACTTTTATTTATATTTCCTATTACTTTATTGAATATCAAATCTGTAACATGATCAAATTCGCGAAGTTTCATTATTTCACTTTCAGTATAATTATTAATATCCTTGTATGTATAGCTGATAAATTCATAATCTATTACATCCATAGTTTTTTTAATCCACCCAGAATTTCTTTTTTGAACTGTAAAATTGGATATTATGACATCATCATCTCTTACTATTGACATGCCAGTCGAATCTATTGATATGTCTATTCCTATTAAATTCATTGATTAGGACTATTTTTTGTCTCTGCTTTTTTATATATAGATAAAAATAGGTTCAAATTTCTAAATGATCAAATTATTAGTTATAGAGGATCATCCCATTACAATAGATGGTTTAAAATGTGTCTTTTCGGAAGATGAAGATATAGATATAGCATACTCAGCTTATCATATTGATCATGCTATAGAATTAAATAAATATGATTTTGATGCGATATTATTAGATCTTTTAATAGGGAATACAAATCCTTTAGATAATATTAGAAGATTAATAGATAAATATCCAAACAAACCTATTATAATTTTTACTTGCGAAGATTCTCCCACGTGGAAAAATAAAATGTTTGAGGCTGGAGCTATAGCTTATCTCGTAAAAACTACTGATATCAAAGAGATAGTGGAAACTATTAAAAATGTTATAAAAAAGAATTTAAAAGTAAAAGAAGAAGAAAAATATAAAGGAGTTTTTGAAAACAATGTTTTTGGTATATGTCATATGGATAGTAACGGCAAATATGTTATCATGAATAATCGTTATGCAAAATTATTTGGATATTCATCGTGTGAAGATATGTTAAACAACACAGAAAAAGACAATGCAAATACAGATGTTCGTGAAAAATTAAAAGAACTTATTTTAAAAGATGATATCGTAAATTATGAAGTTCAACTAAAAAGAAGAAATGGTGAGAAATGGTGGTGCTCAGTAAATGCTAAATTAATAAAAAATGAAAATGACGAAGGTTCTTATGTAGAATGTTTTATAGAAGATGTTACAGACAAAAGAGAAACTATTGAAAATTATGTTTCTTTATTAAAAGCTATTCCCGATATGATGACTCGTATCAGAAAAGATGGTCTTATAATGGATATTAAGCCGGGTGAGGGAATATTTCACCCGGAAGGTCAATCCACAAGCATGATAGGTCATAATTTGGATGAACTTCCTTTCGGACAGGTCGTCGTAGAAGAATTTAAAAAAGTTGTAAGTGAAGTCATAGAAAAAAATGAACCTGTTGAATTTTATTATTCAATAGATATAAAAGGCGATGATAGATATTTTTACTCACGAACAGTAAAAACAGGTGATGATGAAGTTATTGTAGTTATTAAAGATACAACGGAAGAAACTCGTATAAGTCGCGAACTTTTATACGCTAAAGAATATGCAGAAAATCTGATAAATACGGCCAATTTATTAGTTGTAAATCTAGATGACAATGGGAATGTTGTTGGTCTTAATAATAGAGCAGAAGAAACAACGGGGTATAAAAGAGAAGAAATTATTGGAAAAAATTGGTTTGAAACTACTGTTCCTAAAAATGTTTTTCCAGAGGTTTGGGAAATATTCGAAAAAACGATATCTAGAAGTGATGGATTTGTTAGCAAGTTCGAAAATCCTATATTGACAAAAAATGGAGAAATACGTCATATTTCATGGAGAAATAACATAATAGAAAAAAGGGGATTAATGAAAGGAACGATTTCTTTTGGAATGGATATAACCGAACATAAAAAATTAGAGGAAGAATTAAGAATAGCTAAAGAAAAAGCCGAGCAATCTGATAAAATGAAATTAGAATATTTGGCAAATATGAGTCACGATCTTCGCACTCCAATGAACGCAATTATAGGATTTTCAGATTTATTAAGAACTAATAATCTAACAAAAACAGATAAACAAGAATACATAACCACCATCATCAATAATGGTAAATATCTTATGGCTCTTATTGATGATATTATTGATATTTCTAAAATTGACGCTGGTAGTTTAAAAATAGAAATGAAAGATTTTGAGTTGAATAAACTTATGGAAGAACTTCGTCTCACGTATTTAAAACAAATAAAAGATAAAAATATTGATATTATTATTGATATTGACGTGAATAAAAATATAATTTTAAATTCAGATAAATATAGACTAAGACAAATAATGGCTAATTTGATTGGAAATGCTGTTAAATTCACAAACGAAGGATTTGTTAAATTCGGATATAAAGTATTGAACAATAAACAGTTAGAGATATATGTCGAAGATACCGGAATTGGAATAGAAAAGAAAAATTATAAAATGATATTTGAAAGATTTCATCAATTAAATGGATCTGGTAAGAATAAAGGAGGAGCTGGTCTCGGTTTGTCAATAACAAAATCTTTAATAGAATTATTGGGATGGAGAGAAATAAAAATATTTTCAGAACCAGGTAAAGGGAGTAGATTTTATTTTATAGTGCCTTATGTTACAAAACATTTTAATTATATGAATGAAGTTAAAAATTTAAAACATAAAAAAATAAATTTGATGGGTAAAACTATATTAATTGTGGAAGACAATCTTGATAGCAGAACTATTGTAAAATCATATCTGAACGAAACTCACGCTTCAATAATTGAAATGACGGATGGAATCGGAGTATTAGACTGTATTAAAAATAATAAAGTGGATTTAGTCTTACTAGATATAGGTCTTCCTGGCAAAGATGGGTACTCGGTGCTTGAGGAGATAAGAGAATACGACGCGCGTCTTCCTGTCATTATAGAATCCGCATTGGTTATGTCTGATCAAAAAACAAAAGCATATGAATTGGGGGCTGATGATTTTATTTCAAAGCCTTATAGTAAAGAAGATTTTCTAAACAAAATAGATAATTTAATATAAAACGTTAAAAAATAATTATATAATATGAGTTACGCTATAACAGATTTAAGAAGAAAACAAATAAACGATTATATGTCATCCATTGAGCTTAATGAAGATTCTATAAGTGTCAGCCAAATAAAAAGCGATCTTCAAAGAATTCTTGGCGAAAAGCCAGGAGTAGAGCTCAAATATAAAACAGATTATATGGTCACTGAAGGCGGTCAAAAATCGAGAAAAAAAGGAGTTTTGGAATCAATAACTATTTTTTACTCTTATGAAGAAAATGATGGTCCACATTTTGATAGAGTATCGTATTTTATTTAACCATTTCTCTGTGTCTTTTTATAAGCTCTAAAATAATCACAATAAATACTCATTGGAACTTCCGATGGCACAGGTCCATATTTACTATCATAAGTATAATTAAAAGTTATTAAAGTTAACATGTCCCTTTTGGGTATATGTTTATCTAATACATAAACTGCCAAATTATCAATATACCACACGACTTTTTCAGGTGTCCATTCACAAGCATAAATATGATAATCTTTTGCTAGAAAATCTTGACCACAAAACCTCAATACTCTGCCTCTCATCTCGAGGGTTGTTTGCGCTTGCAATCTATCAATAAAATCCTGTTTTTGTTGTGACCACTCGGGTTGTTGTAAATATTTTATAGTGTCATCAAAATCAGTTGCAACATAACCAAATGCTTGGTATATTTCATCATAAATCGATTGAATTTTTTCGGCATTGGTCCAGACATTTCTCCAATGTAGTGTCATAGTGAAATAAGAGCTATTATTACAGCCCATTAATTCAAAAATATCTATTTCAGGAGGCCAACTATCTTTACCACATAACCAAAATGCAGGCCAATATTTAAGTCCTCCAGGCGATAATTTTTCTCTGGTTTCAAAATAACCATATTTAGTATTAAAAAAATTCCAAGAATAAAGCCCTCCAGATTTTACAGGAGGTTCATCTGGAACATTATTTAAATCAGATGTTAAAACAGCATTACTTCCAGATTGAGTGACTTGTGATTGTTTAAAAATAACAGTATCTCTTTTACACCCCCATTCTTCACACCAACGCCAATTATTCCAATTGATAGGCGTGTCGAATTCCTCTGAAAAAACTAACTCGTATCCAAGTTTGTTTGGATCGTTGTTATGAGTTTTTTTAAAATAATTTGTAAACCACGCTTTAAAATAAAATCGTACATAATACCATATGTTAGTGAACCACGCTTTAGGACTCATGTAGTAAAATAAACACATTTTAATAACCTCCTATAATTATTTTTATTTATATATTCATTGTCTAAGAGCCCATTATAATATTTTTCTTATTGTTATAACGGAATATTTTTTATATACAATCTTTAATATATAGATTTATAAAATAAATTAAAAATATGATTCTCACATATAAAGATCACCTGGGGATTGAAAAAATAGAGAAATTATTAAAAACTGCTCCTGTTACTGATGTAGAAAAAGGTAGCGATTATAAAGCCGAGCGTCAAATACTTGATGCTCTTCGACCCTTTAGATACAAAGAAATAGGTGAGAAACTCTTAAATAAAATAAGAGGACATTTTTTAGATAACGATAAATATACTGAGCCTAGTTATGAATTTCATAAAGATTGGTATATTGGTGAACCTTTTAAATCTTTTATGGATTTTTTTACACGTAAACTATCTATTAAAAAATATAAAGAGATAGATAATAAAGCCAGTAAATGTTCGATGATAATTCCAAATGAATCTTTTATTGAAGGAATAGGCGATTTTAAAGAAACTAAAAAAATAGTTCGATTAAAAAAAGGCGGTCCTGCTATTATCAAGGAACTTAAAAAATTTGATATAGATGTTTCAAATTATCATTATATAGACATGAAATTATTTGTTACATTTTATCATAGAGTTCATATGCCAGTTAAAGGGAAAATAACAAAAATGATTCCAATTGAAGGCGAGGACGATTTCTTCGGGGATAATTCTTTATGGATACTTGAAATCGAAACAAAGAAATCACCAGTATATTTAATGGTCGTAGGAGAATCAACAATTCAGGATTATAAATCTCTAAAAGATAAAGGTGATTTTGTGAATATATTTGATACGATTGGATATTTTACATGGGGGAGTCAAACTATATTATTATATAAAGATTCAGAATATACTGATATTCAAATAAAAGAAAATACCACTTATTTTCCAGGCGATTGTATATTTAAGTAAATATCATCCAACCATCCATTCTGTTTTGAATAAATATAAGCTCTTGAATATTTCTTATAAAATTCTGATATTGTCTTACAATTCGATGCTGATTCTAAACAATTTTGTTTATTTTTTCAATAACCCTTTTGTTTTTCGGGCTCTGCCTCTTCCACTAAAATTTTTGTTGGAGACTGTATATTCAATTTTTTATAATGATAGGTTTGCTTCTTTCTATAACATCCCAATTTTCGTCTATGATTTCAAAAAAGTATTCGATTTCTTTATTATACCATATCCAATGATGTATTTTATTTCCGTCTGGCAATTCTGCATGTCTTAATTCAACTCTAAAATCGCCATCATTCCATTTTGTTATGAAAATAGTATAATAAGATTCCGGAAATTTTTCATATAGTAAATTCACCAAATTTTTTTCAACTTCGTCCATATTATTATGATTACTTTGTATTATTTTATAATTTTCAAAATTTTTTATCATAATAAACCTCTATCTTTTGTTAATTTTTTTTATTATATATTTGATTTAAATAGTCATTTTTCCAAATACCCATCGAATATATAATTACCTATCATGTCATTTATTTCTTTCTTCACATCATATATTTTTCCATTTTAATTAACATAGACATAAGAGATTCAGCGATAATTCTTCTCAACTCTTCTATTTTTTGAATATCCATTTTATCATCTTTTGTCACATATAAATCTTCGTTAGTTTCTTGAAATATAAGTGGAACTCTTCCATTTTTAGCTTTAAATTCATTTAGCCCATAAGTATGTTGTATATGACTATATGTTGTATCATATGTTGTGTTTTTTTCTATTTCTTGATGAGTTACTCTTTCAATTTTATGATTTAATAATCTTTTATCAAGCTCTTCCAAATAACAATCCAAATATTCATCAGGGCAAGTGAACATGCCGCCTTCGGGATCATATCTACTATTTTCCCAGTTACTCACAATAATATCTTTTTTAACTTTATCTCCTTCCAAATCTTTTAATCCTGTTGATGTGGAATGTCCGTCAAGAATAAAAATCTTTTTTGTTTTTTTAATCTCCTCGTGAAATGGAAGATGATATTTTTCTATTATTAATTTTTTTGTTTTTAGTGAAGGCTCTTGTCCCTCTTTATAGATGGGTATTTTCTCATGATGAGTCGGAACAGATTCTTTTATATCCTCTGGTTTTCTATTTACATTCAAATAAATATTACTTATTGGATTTACAATCTGTTGATTACCAAGAATATCTCTAAAGTCATAAAGACTACTTGTGTACCAATCTATACATTCTTTTGCTAATTTGTCTTGATATTTTGATAAAGACGCAGTATCTATTTCTTCGGGGCAAATAACTCCACCGTGAGGAACAGTTACTAGCACGTGCTTAAATAAATCGTAATGTTTAAACTTCTTAATCATATTTTTTCAAATTCGTCAAATGATTTTAAATTCTCAAATTTCCCTTTTTTATACCATTTAACTATAGGTTCTCTATTATCTTCTTTAATCTTTTCTAATTTATATATTATATCACTATCAATTAAACGAAAATGTCTGTTGGCATCAAGAATTTCTACATTATTATTAATATTATTTGTTAAATTTTCAGATTCCTTATCACATGTAACGTTTAATCTTGGATGGGCTAAATTATAATCATAATCCGTAACATGTAATACACAACTTAACGATTTTTCCTTTATATTTTCCACTAAAACCCATCCTAAAAAATTCTCTTTTAATATTGGCAAAATCCTATTATCTGGAAATCTTCCTTCAAAATAATCTTCCAATCTTATAAATTCGCCGGTTTTCTCAAAATTCATTGTCATGATTAATATTTTATTCTTCTTCCATTATAAAAATAATATTTATTCCAATAATAGGACTTTTTTCTTCCCATATCTCTTCACCATAAGGATCTTCGTCGATAAATTTTCTTTCCTCGGGTATTCTGGCGTAAAGACAAACATATGATCCATCTCCATATCCACTTGAGCTTATACATCCATATTTTAAACATCCGCCTTGGTGATATTCTATTTCTTTTTCATCATAATCACCAGGATCATTTTTTATTGAATGAGTTAAATTACAATTGGCGTCATACCAAAGATCACCAGATTCTGTCTGCATCAGAGCAAAATCATGCTGAACAACTCTAACCCTTGTTTTATTTATTCGTTTAGTTTCTTTATGATAAATTTTATCACTGCCAACACACGAGTCATCAGCATAATATTTTAAATCATATATACCAGCTTGACCGCTATCTACTCCAATTCTGTTTGGATATTCTTGCCAATTCATATCATCTAATTCATAATCTGAATGTATAGCAATAAGTTGTGCAACTCTAAAACTTTCACCATCTTCTTCTATTAAAGCGTGCCACTTTCCTTTCAAAACATTTTCTAATAATGCTTGCCAATGATTTCCACCTTTATCTTCATAACAAGGATCGGAAACAATGATTTTACCAGACTCTATTTCAAAAGTTCCTATTGATTGAATCTGTCCGTCAGTACTTTCATTTAAAAAATCTTTAAATCTAATTTTCATATTTTTATTTTCTTTTTTCCTTTTCCGCTTGTATCAAATACATAATATTCGATTGGTTCGTCCAAAGATTTTTCTCCACTTAAAAATTCTATAACATCATCTACAGTTCTTCTCCTGTCATCTGAAAATCCAACTTTAACTGGAAATCCTAATTGTTTTGAATATTCTCTAATTTTATTTAAAAATCTTTTTATAACTAACGACTTTCCATAACCAACCAATTGACTTATCTTCATATCGGGAACGCCAAAAGTTTTTCTAAAATAATCACTCATAATACCAACAAAATCACAATTTTCTAAATAATACTCAATAACACCATCTGGATTGTCACCAAAAAGTTTATGAAAGCGTAATAAATTTTTCTCCATTTCATGCCTTTGACTATCAGATAAATAATTATAAATTATCCATTCAACAGCTTTTCTTATGGAAGCGGGTTCGTGTCCACGAGCGGTTATAATTAAAAATATTCTTCCATCAACTAATGATTGTATAAAATCATCCCAAGATGGTCCAAAACTTTCATTTTTAACAGCTTTAATAGTATCTATAAGAAGAGACTTGTCACCACGCGGACCATAATCCATTTGCTCTTCGAATGTTTCTTCATAACTATTATTTCTCATTCGAGTTTTATTATCAGCGATATAATCATGAAATCTATTCGCGGTAGTCTCTATTGGAACCCATTTGCCATTTATCATTCTATCCAAATATATTTTTGTTGGCATATATAATATATTATCGTCCCAATCAAAAATTGAGTATTTTAATGTAGTATAATCGTTAAAATTTTTAATTTTCATCATCTATTTTTCTATTCCATTTATTGTTCAAATCGCTCCAATATTGACTTCCACCTGGAATATTTCTCCAAATTAAACAAAGATCTATAATAGAACGCCCTTTTGCTGCCTTTGTAGCTAAACTAAAATCTTTTTTAAATTTATCCTTACAATGTTCGATAAATGTTTCATAACAACCATTGTCTATTAAAAATTGTCTAAATTCATCATCGGTTATAAAATCATCATAATAATTTACATTATCTATATCTTCTGAATCCGCCTCTTCCCATTTACCTTTATTATACCATTTAATAGATTCTCCCACCCAATCTTCTTCACCATATGGATCTAATTCTTTGTGTTTTTCTATATTTTCGATTTCTTCTTTTTTAATTTTTTCTGCTTCTTCTTTTGATATTTTTTTAAATCTATTTAAAAACCATCCAGTGTATCCATCAACAGCACAAAAATATTCACCCAAATATTCATAAATATCAGTTATCGTATAAATTTTATTTAATCTAAATTTACCCTGAGCTAACCTATTGTCAATACAAATAACATAATCACCAACTGATATGCCTTCGGCTGATTTAACGTCACGTCTTTCAAATATTTTAAATTTCTTTATCATAATGACACGATTCTCAATTCACAACTCTATATATAAAAAAACGAATATAAACTTTTTGATTCTCAAATCATATAAAATTAAACTCAAAAAATAAAAAATCAATAATGATAAAATTAGATATTCTGATCGACGGAAACTATCTCCTACAAAAATCTGTTCGCATTTTACATAAAAATAAAATCCTAACATCAGAATTATATAACGTAATAGAAAGAGATTATGGAATACTAACAAAAATATATCCTTTTGATAAGATATATTTTATATCAGATAGTTTTAAAAATTGGAGAAAAGAATATTTTACAGAATATAAGGGAACTAGAAAAAAGGATGAAAAAATAGATTGGAATTTTGTATATAAAGAATTTGACAATTTAAAAGAATATCTTAAAACAAAACGTAATTGCTCGCAGTTTCAAGTTGAAAATCTCGAAGGTGATGATATCATCTCCTACGCGGTTAAACAATTGAACGATAAAGGACATTCGACTTTTATAATGTCCAATGATAGTGATCTATTCCAACTCATTAATTATGATTTAGATAAACGTTATATGAATATAATGTATAACTATAAGATGACCGACGATCGCGTCTTTGTACCTGAGCATTATAAAATATTTACTAAACATGTAAGAGACACATATGTTGATGATATATTTGAAGATAATAACGAAATAGAATTTTTGGAATTTATGGATGAATTTATTAGAAAAAGAAAAGTTTCATACATTAATTCTGAATTAGAGCTTTTTGTTAAAATAATGGGACACAATAAAGACAACATAAAATCTATTTATATGAGAGGCGATCGTGGAATTGGAAGAAACGGAATAGAAAAAGTTTATAGTCTCTACAAAGAAACTTATCCCGAGATAATAGATTTCAATTCAGATAATTTCAAAAAAAGATTGTTGGATCACGTTAAATTATATAAGAGATTGAGAGATAGTAGTATGGATAGTAGTATAAATGAAAGATTGGAGAGGAATTTAACTCTTGTTAAGTTAGATGAAAACTCCATGCCAGAATATTTATACAATAATATGAAGAGAGAAGTAAAATTATGAAAGTCGTTTAGAACAAAAAAAGAGGAACTAAGTTCCTCTTTTTTTATATATCTATTCTTTTTGTATAAACATTCACACCGTCTGTTATTTTGATTAAATACAGCCCGTTTGTTAATCCTTCTTTTTTGAATTCAGCTTCGGTTTTTAAATCTTTTTCTAATAGTTTTGTGCCCATAAAATTATATAAAAAAATCTTATATTCTATTTTATCTGTGGTTTTAACCAAGAAATCTATATCCCCTGGATTTATTTTAATATAGATATTAATATCACAACCTTCTTCGGTTCTAATATTTGCCCATCTATCACAATCAAATATTTTAACATAACCGTATCCACAACTATAGTTATGTAAATTTGTTATATAGTTTTCGTTATAATCTTTACAACTTAAAGGATGGGCTGATACTAATACAAGTATTAAAACGAATAATAGTAATAAAATTATTTTCTTCATAATTGATATTTATTTTTTCATTTTATATATATTTAATTCACGTCCAAAAAAATAGCGCATCAATAAATACGCTAATTTTGTTATGAAAAATTTATAGTATGGGATTTAAAATCCCGTCATTATATTTGGCATACATGATGTAACTTATTTTCAATATAAATAGTTGCTTCGAGATGCTCTGAATTATCCAATTGACTTAAAAGATCTCTTGCAATTTCTCTATTTTCAAATATAATTCTACCCTTTTTGTTTCTTCTCGATTTCACCGTTTATTGTAATTTTGCTCTTTTTTTAACAGTTTTTGTTTCTTCCAGTTTACCTTTAAAATCTTCCAATACTATTTGAAGACTTGATGTTATGTTCCCTAATATTTCTTTTTCCATTTTCATTCTATCTTCTTCTACTTTATTATCAAACATCCTATTCATTTTTTCAGATGTTCTCTCGGGAATGTCCACATCGTACCTATATTGATGATTTACTATTGTCAATTTTCCATTTTCTAATAGAAGAAAAGTGCTAACATCTTTCTCCAAAATAAATCTTTTGCTGACAATATATTTTTTATAAGAATCTTTGGAATTCAAATATCTTACATTATCTTCATCATTTAAACATATTTCAAATATGTCAAATGCTAATTGTTGTACCGGATTAAGTACGTCATCTTTATCAATTTTATTCCACAATTTTTTGAAAAAATTTGATTTTTGTTGCGTTTCATCTTCGGTATTTTCTGTTTTTGTCATTTTTTTATTCTTTTTTAGTATTAAAGACTCTCAAATCTAACCCCATATCTGGATATTTAATGGACAGAACTTCATGCGCTGTTTTAAAAGCTCTATTCATAGAGAATTCCTCAATTTCAAATGCATCCACTATCTTATCTTTACCTTTTTTATCATCGATATAGGCTATACATTTGTATGTATTACGCTTATTAATAATTCTATTAAAAGTTTCTGATATAATGTTTTCCATTTTGAAAAATTATTTTTTATTATTCGATTATATCGATTTTTCGGAATAAAGTTTACTTTTTGGGAGAAATCATAACCCATAGCCTTCTTCCATCCATTTTTGGCATATCTTCTACTTTACCATAATTGCTTAAAGCATTTACAAACTTCAACAATAAAAGATTACCCATTTCGATATAATTCATTTCCCTTCCTGAGAAGAACACTAAAGCTTTTACTTTATTTCCTTCTTCAAGAAAATTAATAGCGTGTTTTAATTTAAAATTAAAATCGTGATCTCCAGTGTTATAGGTAAATCTAAGTTCCTTAACTTTTGTTTTTTTATTATTCTGCCTTTGAAGCTTCTCCTTTTGTTTTCTTTCATATAAAAGCTTACCATAATCAACAATTTTACAAATAGGTGGTTTGGCGTTTGGTGATATTTCTACCAAATCCAATTCCATTTTTTCCGCTATAGATAATGCTTCTTGGATACTAACTACTCGCGATTCAATTCCTTCGCCGACGATTCTTACTTCATCGACTCCTCTGATCTGTCTGTTGATTCTTTCTGTTGCTTCTTTTTTGTTCATAAATGTTTTTTGTTTTTTTTTAATTTAATTCTGGATAATTTTTTTTAAAGTTGCTTATATAATTAATTATGTTTTCTGCCCCGACGTTATTCCACGAATGTATTAACACTTCGGGAAGTTTCTTTTTATTTTCAATACAATAATTACAAATCCATTTTGCACAATCATATCCCGTTTTTTCATTATAAGAAAAATAATCTATGACACCATCATCATCTCTGTCGTAATGTTCGTCAGCCAAATCATGATCGCACGAAACAATTTTAGGTAAACCTTTGTTATTGACAACATCGATAAATTCATCATAAGATCGAACAATTATCCAATCTAATTTCAAATATCTATTGTCCTTGGTGTAATTAAAGGCGTCTTGGGGAAATCTCACATCATCCAAAAATAGGTAGTAATCCATTAAAATATTTTTAATAATGTACAAAATTACGTGTTAGTTTTGAAATAAAAAAATTATGCGACCTCTTTTTGATTATAAAGTTTGGTTGTTTCTTCTTCAGCCAATCTTTCTAACGCTTCTTTTTCTTCGTTTGTCATACCATAACCTTTTGATAATTCGTTTATGAAGTTTCTTAACACAAACGTAATCTTGTTCTCTTTATTATCCATTATTATTTTAACTTATTTTTTTAATTTTGTTTAAAAATTTTGGATGAATTAGAAGCCTTGAATATCAGTGAATTAAAATAATAAATAAAAAGCCTACGATTATAACTATTTAAAACTATATATTAAATTTTTTTTTCAATTTTTTCCAAATTCTACTTTATCAACACTTTTATAAAAATTATTTGAATTGTAGTATTTTGAATATGTTTCTTTAACATCATCTAAAGTTATATTATTTATTTGATCTTCTATTGCCCAGCACTTAGGTTTTATGTAAGTTTCCACATTACTATATCTGTTTATTTCAACTGTATCAATTTTATTGAGTATAGAATTTTTAACCTGTTCGAATCTATCTTCATTTAGAAAATATGGATCATTTAAAGTTTCATCTATTCTTTTCATCAAATCTCCAACTTTATAATCGTCTGTTTCAGTAGATATAATATTTATGCCAGAGTAATCACTCAATCTATCTAAAGAGCATCTTATGTAATAAGCTAAACCAGATTTCTTTCTAACATTTTTATATAGAGGAGAGCTTAGTCCGTTAGATATTAAAAAGTTTATAAAGAAAATTGTTGCCCACTGTTCTTTAATAATAGGAGACAAATAAATTACTGAAGATTTGTTAAGAAGAGTTTTATATTCTTCTATATCAGCGTTGTTATTGATGTCATATTGAACTATATAATCGTTCTTAAAATTGTTGAATTCGATGTCAGATTTAAATTGAAAGTTTTTAGATACGTTAATAATCTTAGATGGTCTAGCATAATACTGTAAATAATAATTTTTACATTGTTCTTGCGTCAATTGATATATATCTTCCTTCTTACCTATCGAATTATAAGAGTTTAGAACTTTTCTATAAAGATTTAGTAGATGCGAAGGACTTTGCATATTAAAAATGCCAGTATATTCCTCTAATAGAGATATTTTCTCTGTTTCAAAATCTTTTTGTTTTATGTCTATGTATGATAATTTTTCTAGAAAACGATCTCTATATTTTGAAACGTGTTTATCTAGGCCGTTTAAATAAAAAACTATGTTCGTTGGAGATGTATAAGCATTCCAAGATAATCCATTATTTTGAAACTCTTCAATGATACCATCGTCAAAATTATGACTCATTAAATGTTCTACTAAATGGGAGATTCCGTAAATTCCTTTGGTTTCGTTAATGGTCGTTCGATTATATACCACATAGAAACCAGATAGTTCCGTCTGGCTGTCAACGTTTAATATCATTAACGTTTTTATTTTTTCTAATTTATATATTTATTTTTCTTTCTGACTTTTTGATAAAACAATTTTTATATATAGAACAAAAAACCAAATTTAATAAAAAATGGGAGATGGATTCTTTTGGTCGTTAGAAAATAATACATGGACACAGAAAGAAAGAATACTTATCTTAGATTCTGACGATTCGACAGTGTTAACATGGGCGCCAACCGGAACAACAACATCTGGATCGACATTTTAAAAAATATAACATTAGATGAAAGTCTTTAATATAAATGACAGTTATTTCAAATATCAAAAATGCTTATCTGGTATAACTTATCAATTTGTTAATCAACTAGATAATATTTATGAAAAAAATTTAATGGTTGGTACAAATTATTGTATATACTGTATGTACAATGAATTTGATATAATTAATAACTTTATGGTTAATTTGTATCAAGTTGATGTCGCCAGTACTACAAATTTAGATTTAACAAAGAGATATTCTCAACTGGATGGAGTTAATTTAAAAACTGGACACAGAGTAATTTTAGTCAACCAAGACAATAAAGTAGAAAATGATATTTACCAAGTTGATTCACGTGGATATTTAATTATAACAGATGAACTAGCAGAAACAGGAAGAACATGGCGTTATAAAGCTTACGTAAAACTTGGAGACAATAAAGGAAAACAATTCCACTTAATAAATACTGGAAACAGATTTCCATTAAAAGGCGAGAGAAAAGATTTCTTGGACGGTCACGGTTATATCATAAAAAGTTTATTTAACTATGATATGTTTAATACTGGAAGTACTGTTCCAAAACTCGTTTTTACAGACTACGAATTAGCCAGAATAAGTTTAAATAAAAATCGCGAGCTTTATGATGGTTTCAAATTTTTGTCACATCAAACTAATAATTATTATCCAGATGATATATCTTCTAGTGTGTCTGGATATAATCAAATGAACACAAACATTCCAATAAATCCAGAGGTGGATTTATCTGTTACTATAACAGGAACCAGTGAACATTATATTTCAAGTTTTATAACAAACGATATTGGAGTTCAATTTATTAATCCAGGTGCATGGAGATTTAATTATTATAGTTATATTGATTATACAGGAAATACAAGTCTAGTAGCAAGAATATATATTAGAGATGTTGGAGGATCCGAAAAAGAAATAGCTGGACCTATAATATCTCAAAATATAACAGCGACTGGAGCATCATATGCTACTCTCAATTATGTAGATTTTACTACAACTGGAATTACTTTAACTAATAAAACAGATAGATTGGTTTTAAAAATATGGGCGATATCTAATGTAGGAAATACTGCACATTTTTTATACGCTGGAACTAATCATTATTCATACATAACAACGTCCCCCTTTCCTTTAAATTTTCCAAACACAGTGGAAATTAAATATCACGATAATAGTTATATTATAATGGTAGATGATGATGGCTCTAAATATTGCTATACTGGAAATACATTAGCTTATTATGATCCATCAGGACATACAATAGGAGGAACCATTTATAATAGGAGTGGTGTTACATATGGAAATGAAACATACATAGAAACAGATACCAACTTTTCATCAAATGCTGATGTTTATGATTATATAAAGTTACAAATATCTGGATCAACTAATTTATATTTAAAAACTTTTATTAAAAGAATAGAGTCCACAGATATAGTTCTATCTGATTATATACCAGATAACATATTAAATGATTATTATACTGGTGCAACGTCAACATACACATTAACAAATTTAATGTACTCACCGTCTACTGGGTTGACAAATATTATGCTAGAGTCTTTCTATTCTAAGTATTTTGATATAGATATAGACAATAATTTAATACCAATAGAAAATCCTAATAATGTTTATTTTGATTATGACGGTATGTATTTTAATGTAACTGGTGACACTTACTATACATCGGGATTTACTACAGGAAATTATTATATAAAATATAAATTGTATGATCATTTAAATAGAATAAACTCTTATCTATTTAATACTTCATATTCATTTTTAATAACTTATACTTTAGATTCTTTCTATGCTGAATATTTCGACGAACGTCCAAATCCTTACACCTATCCAGCTACTTTATCAGACACAAAAGGAACTCTAATAAAAATAACACCATATACATCGAGTTTGGTTAATTATTTTAAAAATCATACTTATGTTAGAGTAAGTGATGGGGCTCATAGTTATAAAACTTTAATCGTGGATCTAGTTCCAAATAGTCATTTTATAATTGAGACTCCACGTGCAAATTCGAATATGACAATATCTACTATATCTACCATTTATAACTTAAAAGAAGTATCAGATATACTCTATGATGTTTATTTGAATGATTTAATAACTGGAACAACGGATGATTATTATCGTCTAAGAGATGATGATATGATAAGGAATATTTGTAACGGATACGCTAGTTTTATAAGCGAAGATATTGGTATAATAGATAATGTAACAGCTTTTTTGATGCAGGATGACCAACACAAATTTATTCTAAAGATATATGATCCCGAGAACTCCTTCAATGGAGGTATAAGTAGATTACCTTATGTTATAACAAGATTGGATAATACTATTGGTAGTAGCGCAGCACAGTTGGGTGGTGAAATAATATCCGATGGTGGAGCTTCTATAACAAAAATGGGCATGTGTTATTCTGCAGATCCTTATAATGTAAACAAATGTGTTCAATCAACAGCCCCTCTTGGTCTGGGAGTATTTTATTGTAATATAACTGGATTAATTCCAGACACAACATATTATTATAGAGCCTATGCTCAAAATAGTACAGGACTTGGAATATCGTATGGTGAAATAGAATCTTTTGTGACTGGTCCTCCAGAATACGATGTTCCTGTAGTTACAACAAATCAAAATAATACGGCCCACTCGCATTATTTGACTTTGGGAGGTAATGTTATTGATAAAAATTATACAGATATAATAGTAAGAGGAATAATAATCCAGACTGGATCCACCACACCAACAACAGGAGATACATTAATAGTGTATTCGCCAGAAAATGGAGAAATCGGTGAATACTGGGTAGACGCAACTGGACTAACACATGATTCTTTATATTCATATGCTGCATTCGCCACAAATATTTGTGGAACCACTTATGGATCAACTTACGAAGTTAATACGTTATATCCAGCTCCACCTGTCACGGTTATAGATGGAATTGATAACGTCACTTATGAAAGTTTTGATGTTCTATTAAATTTAATAAGTAATGATGGTTTAACAGACGGATCCAATATAGCAGATCCAGTACACGGAGTAAGAGAAATGGGAGTTGCGTATTCTACTGCGAATGATATGCCAACAACCGGCGATACTCTTTGGTGTTATACTCCACCTTATGCGATAGGATCATTTACGGTAAGTATAACAGGCCTTACGGCAAATACACAATTTTATGTAAGAGGGTATGCTCAGAACTCCTTATACACCGGTGCAACATGGACTCCTAGTGGATTGGATACTACAGCATATTCGTCTAATATGAAAAGCTTTCCAACGTTACCTTTACCAGTTGCACCAACACTGGTAATAGATAATATATCGCATGTTACAACTACCGCAGATATACATACTAGTATATCATATAATGGTGGATCTTCAATTTTAGAAAAAGGATTGTATTGGAGTACTGGAAATACTGTCGATTCTGCTTGTACGTTTGAATCGGCCACAGGCACAACAGGTTGGTATGCCAATTTAACAGGATTAACATCTTTGACTGAATATTCTATCATGTCAATGGCTGCAAACGCTTTTGCAACAGGATATACTACAGCAACAGGATTTACAACACTTCCTGTTCAAACAGCACCAACAGGAGTTACTTTAGTCATATCTCCTGTAACACCAACAGGAGCAACAGCCACTGGGAATGTTACATTTGATGGATATTCTAATATAACACAAAGAGGAGTACAGTACTCTGGTGGAACATCGTGGCTCGATTGGGTAGATGGAACAGGAATTGGAATGTGGATATCTAATATAACAGGATTAACAACTGGAACAACTTATTGGGCTAGATCTTACGCAACTAATTCAATTGGAACTACTTACAGTAGTGATCCAACTGAAGAAGGAACTGCTAAAGAATTTACAACACCAACCGGTCACATACCACCAGTTTTTGATGCTTCAAGCCCTGTTATTAGTAGTATAGGAATTTCAACAGCAGTAGTCACTTCAACTATAATAAATGATGGTGGTGATCTTGTTACATCGCGTGGAATATTATATTCTGGCACGACAGGCGGATGGTTGAATTGGATAGATGCAGGAACGGGAATTGGAACTTATGGAATAGTTATTACAGGATTAACATCGGGATCTCCGTATTATGTTAGATCTTACGCTGTAAATTCTGAAGGCACTGGTTATTCTAATAAAATATCGTTATTTAATACATTAACACCAACAGCTCCAACAATTCAAATGGATAGTGTAACAGACATAACAATTAGTGGTGCTACTCTAAACAGTAATATAACAAGTGATGGAAATTCTCCTATTACAGATCGTGGCTGTTGGATATCTGGAGGAACAACTCCTGTGATATATTGGCCAGATAGTTATCCAGCATCTGGCACGTTCTCATCTGCGATTACTGGATTAACTCAAGCCACAAACTATACTGGAAAGTCTTATGCGACTAACATTGTAGGATCAAGTTGGAGTAATGAGAAATATTTCCGCACTTTGCCTAAAAATGATGTTGTTGTGGATTTATTTCTTAATAGCGATGGATCTCCAACTTATGTATATCAAATAGGTGATGTTAAAAACATATTTGCTGGCGTTTCTGTATTTACAAACAATTTAATGCCATCTGAATTATATGGAGGTGATATCGTGTTTACAACAGGCATAACCATTGGAAGTTGGGGGACTGGAATAACAAGTTATACCGCATCACCATATAGCTATTCTCCGTTGACAGTAGAAACTAAATATTTTACAGCTAATGAAAGTTGTGGAATTCCAACAGAAAATAAAAGTAAAACAAAACAAGTCGATGCTGTTTATCCTTATTTGACATGCAATAGAATTCCTTATCCAACTCCACCTGGAGGACCAATACCATCAGCTTCTGTAATGGCGCAATTATGTTCAAGTGGAAACTTTTATACTGGCGAATTTCAACCAAAATACGAAGTGATGTTAAAGAAAATAGAACTATCATCTATTCAGAAAACTTATTATTATAATGTAACTGGAAATAGTACAAATGGTTATAGTAATCTTATTTATCTAGCACATCCAACGGGGGCCACTTACGGAACTTTAGATTCCATAACAGTTGAGCAAATTTCAACACATAATATTACATATCCAACTTTTACTACCTATGCTTCCCAACAGATGTTAGCTCCACAAAATCCTCCTAATTCTAAAGGAATACCAAATTCTTGGCAAGTGCTTTATAACGTTTATGCATTCCAAGTACCACAAAATATAGGACAAATATGGGTAACTTATAATTTTGTTATTTAAAAAATAAAATGAAAAATGGATACGAAACTTAAATTAAAACCTATTGAAGTCTTAGACATCGGAATAGATAAATTAACAAAAATACCAGTTCCAATATTAAATGAGAACATGGTATCTGTTTATGATATGGAGAGCGGAGTTCCATCTGATTCTTTCTTATTATATTACAACGCTGGATATGGATATACTTTCTATGCGACTATCGCGTCGAGTGATTCTTTTAATTTATATATAGATTATGGTGATGGAACAAATGAAACTAATATGATATTAACTGGGGGCACTGTCGTATCGCATATATATACTAGCGCTACAACATATACAATAACAATGTCAGGATGGTTGGATAAAATAACTACATTAACTGTTATAAATGGTTTAAGTTCTGTTTCTATAAATTATTTAAAAAAATTATCCACGTTGAATTTATCTGGAAATATTCTAACCAGCATAAATATAGAAAATATGATATATTTGAAAAATATAAACTTGAGTAATAACTACTTTTCAAATGATGAAATAGATGATATTTTTAACACGGCGGATACATTTTTAACTTTTGGAGATCCTTTAAATCAAAATATACTTGATGTAACTGGTTCTAATAATGGAACACCTTCCGTTTATTCGATTAATGCCATAAACAGTCTAATAAATAAATTTTGGACACTAAATTTTAATACATAAAATAAAATATAAAAATGGCTTTTAAAGTTCAGATAATAAATATATCAGATAACATCGACAATATAATATTAGTCAGTGGTTTAACAATTGAAACTGTGAAAATAAAATATAATTGGTTGTTAAATGCTACTGTTAAGAATTGTATTGTAGGTGAAGATGACTACGGATTAGTTTGGTATTCGGGTGAGTGGGTTTGTGGCGAATGGGTTGATGGTACTTGGTACTCTGGTATATGGCACGATGGAATATGGAAAAATGGTAAATGGTATTCATATTTGATCGATAAAGCTATGGTAATCTCAAATAGATTTGTAATTTTAGATAAATATTATACATATTCAGAATTTAGAAGTGGTATTTGGAAACAAGGAGATTTCTATGATGGAATTTTTGGATATGATAGAGATATATCGTCATACAATACATATAACGATTGGATAAATAGAACTTTTATAAGTTCTTACTGGTATAATGGAAAATTCCACAGCGGAGTATTTAAAAATTCTGTTTGGTATGATGGAATTTTTTATGACGGTACGATGGAAAATTCTTATTGGTTATATGGAAAATTTTATGATGGTGTTTTCTATGATTATGAATGGTATAATGGTTTGTGGTATGGTGGAGATTTTGTAAAAGGAAATTGGAGAAACGGAAGTTTTGATCAGACAAATGGTGCAATAAAAAGTAGATTTGGAACCGCGAATCTAACAGGAGGCACCATAACAAATTGGTGGAATGGTACATTCTACAATGGAGAATTTCATTCTGGTCTAAATTTAGATTCTAGCGGAAAAACTTTACCCAGTGTTGATAGTTGTAAAACTAAATGGTGGGGTGGTAATTTTAGAGGAGGAAGTTGGTATGGCGGACATTTTCTAGTTGGTAATCATTATCAAGGAGATTGGTATGGTGGATTGTTTGGTAATCAAACTGGAATGACTTATTATTCAGATAGTATATGGTATGGTGGTGACTGGTATAATGGTTTGTGGATAAATGGAACATTTTACGATGGCCATTTTTATGATGGTATGTGGATAGATGGATTGTTTATAAGCGGATATATATCTACTAACACAACAGAAGGAGATTTATTAGCTGAGTCTCCTCCATCTCCTATTTTCCAGCCGTCGGTCATAACTCTCCCAGTTACTAATATACTATCAGATAGAGCTAATGCAAATGGCAGAGTGACAAACAATGGAGGAGGAATTATTCTAAACAGGGGAATATGTTATTCAGAAATTAATCAAATACCAGTTACAGGAAATACCAATAACAATTATACTGTAACAGATGGAGGTGGGATGGGTAGTATAAGTATTCTTTTGAATAGATTACAATATGGAACTTTTTATTATTATAGAGCTTTTGCTATGAACATAACAGGATTAACTTATGGGGATGTATCTGGTTTCACATCAGGCTCTATTTCTATTGGAGTTCCATCGGTTACTACTTATGAACCAGATTTAATAACTAATATATCGGTTTACGCTCACGGAAATGTAAACGCTAGTCCTGGAAGTTATGTAACAGTTTATGGATTTTATTATTCTGATACGGATTCAGTTCCAATCGGAGGAAATGCCGGAGTTTATACTTTTATAGCTCCGCCTCCTTCAAATCCTGGTCCCGAAGGCGAAGGAGCCTTTGATGTTACTGTAACGGGATTGACGAGTGGTATTACTTATTATATCAGAGCTTTCGCGGATAATGGTAGTTCACCACCTTCGGGATTGGGTGATGTTAAAGAGTTTACTACTACTAGCGGAACCACAACTGTTCCAATCGTATCATCTGATAGTGTAACAGATATATTAGATACATCCGCTACAATGAATGGAACGGTTTTGGATAGTGGTGGAGATCCGGTAACGATTGTTGGAGTATGTTGGTCTACAGGATCCACAATTCCAACAACAGGGGATTCTACTTCAACTTTACCATCTCAAACTCCATTTAGTATATCGATGACACCACTTACTGTTAATACTGTATATTATGCCTGCGCTTATGCAATAAATGGAATTGGAACTGGATATGGAAGTGTGATAACATTTACAACAAGCACGACCCCAACGGTAAAATTAATATCTGTAACACCATTATAAAAAAAATTAAATATAATGACTGAAGAATTAAATTGTGTGGGTAGTTTGATTAATAACGGAGGATCTCCTATATTAGAGAGGGGATTCTGTTTGTCAACTTCAAATAATTTTCCAACTATAGATGATGATATTAGATGGATTGCGACTGGAACATCTGTCGGGGATTACTCTAGTATAGTAACAGGACTTACACAATCCACATATTATTATGTAGATGCGTATGCTATTAATGCTGTTGGAGTATCTTATTCTAATATAATACATACAAAAACTAGCGGTGTTTCTATTTATCCGGTAATTACTGTTTCAATAACAGACATTAGTTTAAATCCAAAAAATATTTATGAAATGGGAACTAACACTTCAATAACAGTGACTGGCCAAACAATAAAAAATGATGAAACGATATTCAACGGAGGTGAAATTAAAGAAACAACCTCCAATAATACTAATCAAATTTTATCATGGAGTGGATATAAGTCAACATATACTGTTAATAGTAATTTTTCTCCAGTTCATGGAGCATCATCAACGTGGAATTTAAAAGAAACAGCTTATGCTTATTGTGGATCCCCGCAATATACGATTACAGCCAGTACAACAATAGATGCTGTATTTCCTTTCTTATGGGTGGTGATGCCTAATACGCCTCCACCATCAGCTTCATATTTTGATCCTGGTTGTGGGAACGATCCAACTAATTATTTCTATAAAGACGCTTCCGATGTAACGACTACATATCTAAATGGAAAGTCTATAATAAAGAAACCATCGATTATGACACCTATATCATTTTTAATGCGTCCTAGATACGTGAGCGGAGTATTTTATAATACGTTAAAATTGGGATATCCAGCATATTATGGAGATATTCAATTTAGTTTAGATGGAAATTTATGGGGAAATCCAGGAGCGAATTTATCTAATATGACAGTTGGGACTGGCAGAGGTGGAAGCGCATTTGGCATAGTTAATTGCTGGTCATACGGTTATAAAATTTTAAATTATGTTTTTAGTTCACCATATAATACTCCTTTTTATTTTTACATTAGATTTATAAATTGAAAAGTTTGGAAAAAAAATTAATATATAAAGAAAAAATTCATTACATTTGCGAATGGAAAAATACATATTAAATTACAGCTATTACATGATTAATGAAGCTAAAGAATCTATCGAATTCCCTTTGTTTATATCTGATAGACTAAGAAGGGTGCTTGAGAAAATATCCACCGAGCCTATAGCAATCAAATTGCTTCAAACTAAAATGGCTGTCGATATATCTTATATAGATATAGACTTAGATAGTAAAAGTGTTTCGTTCTTACCTCTTGATAGAATGGATAGGTTAGGATTAGGAACAGGACCGGAAGCGATAGAAGCTTTGGCAAAAAATTGGCCGAAAAATCCACCACCAGATTCAGATTTATGGACTAGTAAATATAGACAGAGTCAAAGTTGGGGGAAATTAATTAATAAATTATTTCCGTCAGAATTTTCAAACATGGATATAGATCGCTTCTATAACAGATATCGCCCTGAGATAGATGCCAGCAAGGAAGATGATAGATTTGAAATAGTTAGAGGAGATGATATTAGATATTGGTATCTAGAAGATAGGTATAATGGGCAGATGGGGTCGTGTATGAGACACGCTGGATGTCAAGAATATTTTGGAATATATACTAACAATCCAGAAAGATGTGGTCTTTTAATATATCATGATGATGAAAAAAGTAAAAAGATTTTAGGAAGAGCTCTCGTGTGGAACAATTTATTAAAACCAAGTGGAGATACACAAGAAGATAAAAATCCATATTGGCTTTTAGATAGAGTTTATGTTGTCGCTAATAGAGCAGCAGATTTGCCTCCTATTTTTCATAAATATGCTATAGATCATGGATGGATTTATAAACTAAATAATGACTTTTTGTTGAACGGACAAAGAAAAACAACATCTGTTGCGATTCGTTTAAAACCAGTGGAGTATAAATATTATCCTTATGCGGATACTATGTGTTATTATACACCATCGACAGGAAGAGCTGCATCTACAGCTGGAAATCCTGCAAGAGATCCCAACAATCCGTCTAAAATTTTTCCGAGATATTCTTTGAGGAGTCAGGGTGGGGGAGCACAACATATTGGATAAAAAAAATAAATATATAAATAAAATGAGCACAGTAGCACCTTATAAAAAATTTCTTAATGAAGCTGATGAATTAATATCAGAAGAGCCTAAGAAATATGTTAAAGGAGAAAAGAAATTGATGAAATTATTCTTATCTCCAAAATTAACAGATTTTCTTAGAAAAATGATAGCAACAGGAGATTTTCAAGTAAAATCTGTAGCTAATAGAATTTTAGGTCTTAAACAAACAGATGAACTTTTCGATCTGTCATATGTTGACGTTGATGCAAATAAAGACGACACAATATCTTTTATGCCATCAGCTCGAGCATGGCGCAACATGGATTTCGTTGATCAAGAAGATGCAAATATAGAACCTTCACCAGATGATCCTTGTTGGAAAGCTTCTGGAAGACAAACTGTAGCTATTGGAAAATTTGTGAATAAACTATTTGATGATTTTTCAGATGTTGCTGTTGCGAAATTCGTTAATGCTTATAAAGCTGAAATTGCCGCTACTCAAATATTCAATAGATTTAAAGTAGTTAGAGGACAAGATATTCGTCACTATTATAGTGAAAAAACCTACGCTGGTAGAGAAGGAACTTTAGGTGGTTCGTGTATGAGACATGATAATTGTCAGTCATTTTTCGATATATATGTTGAAAATCCAGATAAATGTGGTTTAGTTATATTAACAAACCTAGATAATAAACTTATAGGTAGAGCTTTGTTGTGGGGTCCTCTTAGAAAACCCACAGATAAAATATTTATGGATAGAATTTATACTATAAAACAATCAGACGAAGAATTATTTAAAAAATATGCGGTTGAGAATGGTTGGATTCATAAATACACACAACAAGCGCACGATACTTCTTACGTAGAAAACGGTCAAAAAGTCAATAAATCAATTGCTCTTCAATTAAAACCAAAAGTTTATAAACAATATCCTTATATGGATACTATGAAATATTATAATCCTGGAACGGGTAGATTAGGCTCTGATCCAGGAAATCCAGTGCCCGAGCATAAACGTTTTTATTTGGAGGCTACAGACGGGTCTGCTAGAAAATTAGATTAAAAATAATGGTAATTAGAAATTTTAATGGTTATATTTATGAAGATTTGGCTACTGTAAAAGAACTTCCAATGTTCTATTCGCCAAAATTTCGCAACATTTTAGAAAAAATAGATTCTCCAGTGGCTAATGATTTATTAACTTTAACCAAAAGTGGAGAAAAATTTCCAGTATCTTATGCTGATTTATCAGACAACATAGATTTTTTAACAGTTCTTCCAGTAAATAGAGTTCCTAGATTAGAAGGAGTGGCGGAAGAAGATTTAGAAGATCCAAAAGATGATAGCGTTGTATGGCGCGAAAAATTCAGACAAGAAGTTAGAATTGGAGCTTTTGTTACAAGAATTCTTCCAAAATATGCTGGATCAAAAGATCTTGAGAATTTTGTTCATCTAGTCAAAGGTAAATTAGATGCTGCTAATTATAATATAAAATTAGTAAGGGGTGAAGAAATAAGATATTGGTATCATGTAAAAACATATTATAATCCGAATCCAGGATTTGAAGAAAGACCCGAAGAAGGTGTGTTGGATGTTAGGACTCCATTGATGAGATCTTGTTTAAAACAACCAGAAAAGCAACCATTTTTCGATATATATGTCGAAAATCCAGATAAATGTGGATTATTAATAATGACAAATAAAGACAATAAATTGGTGGCGAGAGCTATCGTTTGGTCTGATATTTTCATGGTAGATAATCCGCAAAATCCTACAAAAGGAACTATAATGGATAGAATATATTATTCAAACGAATCTGATGTAAATATATTTATTGATTATTGTAAGGAACACGGTTGGTGGTATAAAACAAATCAAGCTAAAGGATGTGAAACATTCGTTGTGAATGGAACAGTTATGAATAAACCTCTTACAGCCAAATTAACAAAATTTGGACATTTTGACAAATATCCTTACATGGACACTTTTTGTTATTATACCCCCGATACAGGTCGTCTAGCGACATCAAGGGGAAAACCAGCTAAAAATCCAAAGACTGGCGAATTCTTTGAAAAATATTTACTTCAAAAGACAAATGGAGGATTTAAAAGGTTATTACCTAAGTAAAAATAAACAAATGGTGAATGATATTATATAACTATAGTGATTTCTTATTTGAGGCGGCCGAAAAAATACCTCTTATTCTTTCTCAAAAATTAGAAAAAAAATTATCTGTTATAAACAATCCAATATCTAAAGCTATTTTAGATACTAAAACAAATACTTTATTATCAGATATATCTTATTTGGATTATTTTGAAGATAAAGATAAAATAGATAAAATTTCTTTTTTGCCTTCAGGTAAAATGGAAAAAGAAGGAATAGAAAATTTTACAGCTAAAGGAAGACAAGAGATGTCTGTTGGTAAGATCGTGAATAAATTATTTCCAGACAAATTTACTCAAAAAGATATAGAAAATTTTGTTAATGATTTTAAAGCAGAATTAAAAAAATCTTTTGTTAACATAAAATTGGTAGAAGGTGAAGAAATTCGTTATTGGTATTTGGATAGTCGTTATGCTGGAAGTCACGGCGATGTAAATAGTTCGTGCATGAGACATAAAAACGCTCAACCATTTTTTGATATTTATTGCAATAATCCCGATAAATGTAAATTGGCCGTATATTTAACAGATGATAATAAAAAATTGTTAGGAAGAGCGTTGGTTTGGTGGGGAATGCGTAAACCTACAGGAAGAGTTTATATGGATAGAATTTATACAATTAATGATGCTGATAAAAAACTATTCATGGATTATGCTGTTTCTAATAAATGGTTACATAAAGCTCAACAAGTTATGGGAAACCCAGCCTATATAGATGAAGGAAAGACAATTTATAGTTCAGTAGCAATACAATTAAAACCACAAATGTATAAATATTATCCATCATTGGATACTCTATCATATTATACACCATCAACAGGAAGATTGGGTTCTAATGCTGGAAATTACATCCCGGGGAATCCTCGTTATATTTTAAATAGTACTACAGGAGAAGCCCGCAAAATAGACAAATAGAATATTACTAAAAAACAACTAAAAAATAATTAACCCCGCATGGATTGTGAGATCAAAGTGTCCAAATTTAAGGACATTATTGATAATATAACCAGTACAGATCAAGATTGTAATTCAAAAACTATAAAACTACATTACAAGTGTGAACCAGATGCTAGATGTATAAGAAATATCATTTCTTATCTGCGCTCAAACGAAGATTGGAAAAATTATAGATTTAATGAATACAGCGTAGGAAAGAATGATTCTGGATTTATTATCACTTTTGGTTATGTAGCTCCGAAAACAATGATTTTTTCTAAATAAGACAATATATTTATAATATATAGTTGGAAAAATCATCCAAAAATATGACTACAGATAGCATTTTTTATATATTCATCGAAGAACAAGACGAAAAATGTGTTATTAGACTCGTACAAAACTTCGAATGGAAAGTTGAGCTCGTATCTGGAAATGAGCCTGACGATTTATTATTCTCTTATTCCAATAAATTTCTTATTGACGATATATTGGACGATTTAAGAAATCAATATGATTACGTTGAAGAAATTTCTTTCGTAGACATAGAGGATTACATGTCCTAATATTGGAAAAAATCCACTTTTTTTTGTTAATATATATCTTTATATTGTACCAAAAAAATACAAAATGTAAAAGATATGAAAAGAAAAAATGAAGCAAATGAAATTGGTATTGATGTTTTCAATATCAAAGGAGTTGATAAGAAATTAAACAATCTTCTTACTTTCGATGATTTTGAAAAATCATTTAAATTTAAAGAACAAAAGGTAACAAAAAGAACTGATGTCGGATTGGACATTTTAAATGAATGGAATAACCCATTTAAAAGAGTGGATTCGAGAATTTCTGAAATTTTAAGAGTTCAGGGAACTGAAATGGATCAAAGAGATGACAGAGATAGAATATACACCAAAGAAGAATTAGAAGAAATGGATAAAGAACGTCTTTCCGATATATACCATCAAATGTGTCATCCAAGAGGTAGGGATTGGTAATCCATTTCGGTGAAAAATAATATAGACAGATATGAAAAATATAAAAAATTTTGAACAATTCAATGAGCAGCACGTTATTCGTCACGAAATCGGGGATGAGTATGAAATTTTTGATGATTTGAAATCCCAGGAAATTTTATCTTTGATAGATGATATTAAAGATAAAATTGAGAGTGGTAAATATCATGTAGAAATTTATGATGATAATTATGAGATATACAATGCAGAAAATGATAGAGTTTATTATTTAACATTTGATTATGGCATCGAAAAAGTGATGCGTCAAATTTCTTTATTGGGGGAATATGCCCATTTACACATCATAAATCCTTATGGTGGTCCCAGAGAAATAATATGGTTTAAAAATTTTGAAAAAAAATATAGAAAAGAGTTCTTTAATAAACTCAGGGAATTGGGAAAGGTCGCTAATAAAGCAGCCAAAATTACAAAAACTAAATATCGCTCAATTTAAAAAAATAATTAGTCATGTAATGTAAAAATAAAAAAAAATAATAAATAATAAAAAACAAAAAAATAATATAGACAGATATGAAAAATTTAAAATTAGAATTATTCAACTTTAAAAACAGATTGACATTTGATCAAACTGATATATCAAGCTTAGTTGAAGGATACATTATCAATTACGATAATTTTTCTGAAAAAGAGCTTGTTAAGTCCATCAATGAGAAACTTTTAAAGTACACTTATGATACTGATGTAAAAAGATTTCTAGAAAGCTTGGATTCAGAAATGAAAACGTATCCATTAGTTTACGAATTAAAAGATCTTTATAAACGTGTTGAGAGAGAAAATCAAGGTATGTTATATCGTCAACCTCTTAACACAATATTAGAAATCATCAATAAGCCGGATGATGATGCTCGCATGGAATCAATTCTCAATGAGCTTCGTGTTTATGATTGGGTCCCACAAATTAAGAGCTTCGTATTTAATTTAACAAAATCACCATTAGAAAGACAGAATATGTCTAACAGTGGTAAGGGCGATAAAGTCTTCACAATCGTAGAGAAAGTAGAAAATGGTTATATGGCCTTTGTAGCTGATAGATGGTTCATGATTGACGACAAAGAAGTTAAACAAATTTTAGCTGAAGATTACATTGCAGATGATGATAAAATAAAAGAAATTAGAGTACTCGAACAATGTATGAAACTTTCAACCATTGAAAATGAAAAAGTAACATTCAAAATTGACGAAAACGTACAATTAAGCCTTTCAACAAAGAACGACAAAGCAATGTTTATCAATGAAGAAAAGTTAGACGCTGAGACAACTCTCGAGAATGTTTTTAATTCGCCTATCATTCCTTATTTAAAGAGAGATTACTTTTTATTAATCAGCACATTAAAGGAAAATTTAAATAACCTCGTAGAATTAGACATAGCTTTAAAGGTAACAAACATTCTTAATCCTTATTTAGAATCATATGCTTTCAATTACAAAGACAAAATGTATTTATATGCCAAAGATATTCGCACTGGTAGCAGTTTCTATCAATATGAATCAGTTAATGAACTTATCAATGATGTAAAGAAAGATTTAGATTATGATTTAACTCATTTCTTCGAAAACAAATTATCCAATGAATTGAAAAAATTGAAGACCTTAGAAGATAGAGAAAAATCTATCGAGATTAAAATTAAGGACATTAATGAAGCCATCGATGAACTCAAAAATGAGCAAGCTTTATTAGAATCAGACAAATCATTGAAATTAACTTTCGATAATTTATTAATTCATAGACATAATCTATACAAAGAATTAAACGTCACAAAAGACGAAAAAATTCAATTTAAAAAATCTTTAATTAAGTAATTATCAGGCCTTTATGTAAAATGCTCATATTATATATATATAATATGAGCATTTTTTTCAAACTTTTTTATCCCCTAGGCATATAAGGTTCAATTTGATTATTAAAGCGTTGCAAGCATCGTATTAAAATACAGAATTTCGTAGTAAAATCAAGCTTTTCAAGCCACTTTCAAGCCACTCTAGCTATTAAATATCTAACAATTTTTACTATTTGGTTTCCTAAAAAATAATAAAAAAAGCATGGCTAATTATCTTGATGATAATGAACTCTTCTATGAGATAGTCCTTAGTAAAGGCCGCGGCGTACTAACTAAAAAAGCAGAACGTATGTTCATATTAATTGGAGAAAATATGATAAGAAAAAAGAATAATATGTATAAGACGCAAGACGACAAAAATGATTGTTTACAAACAGGCTTACTCTTTATGTTTGAAAAATGGCAAAATTTTAATGAGAAAAAATATAAATTAGCCCTTCCTTATTTCTCTGAAATTTTCAAACGTGGAATGGCACAAGGATACAACGACCTCACAAATAAAAAGACTAATCAAGAAAAAATAGTAATGATTAGTCTTGATTCTTGTAATGATGGTGAGGGATTTCATAATTTATAAAAAATAAAAATTTAAATGAAAAGATTTTTAAATTTTATAAAAGAAAGTAAGGGAATATCTCAAATAAATAAAATTTATACTGATTATTTTATTGAATATTATAAACAACTCGGGTATGGTGAATTTACAATAGAAGATAGTGATGATCAAAGATTACCTTTGACTAATTGTTTATTGATAATAAATAAAGAAAACCCTCATGCGTTATTTGATCCTACACAATCTTTCATAAAAAAAGAAAATGATAATTATTATTTATATAATATAATCTTTATTATAAGTATAAACGATAAAGATGATATTTGGTTATTAAAAGAACTCATATCCCATGAAATAAATCATTGTGTAGAATATTATAAAATATTGAAGTGGAACGAAGAAAATAAAATTGATTCTAAAATAGTTCATGAAATAAAACCAAGACATCTAGCTTTCAAAAAGATCATTAATGAAATAAAAGTCGAAACTAATAATCCGTTTTCATTTTTTAAACATCTTGTATACCTTTCTTTAGACAGCGAATACAACGCGAGAGTATCTCAACTTTTTCAATTTTTAAAATCTATCGACTCTAAAGATAAGAAGGTATTGGAAGAAAAATTGAAAACATCAAAATCTTATAATGCTTATCTACAATTAGAAAATTTTAATAGTAAAGATTTTATCAATGAGTGTATAAATAAGATAGGATTGGATGGGATTATAAAAATAACAAAAGATTTAAATAAACAATTGTTAATAAATAATTTTAATAGGTTGACTTCATATAATTTTATAAATGATGATGTGATAAATTATGAAGATCTTATCAATTATTATAATAAATGGGAAAAAATGTTTAAATATAAAAATAAGAATCATATAAAAAATCTATATAGAATGATAGATGAGGTTATTAATGATAATGGATTAAGAGAAGGTTATAAATTTGAAGAAATATGACCTTTTTATTTTTATATATAATGTAAAGATAAAATAAATATGCACAAAGATAAAAAAATATTATTTAATTTCAGAATTCATAAAGAATTGTATGATTATCTTTCTAAAAAATCTAAAGATAATTATACTACAATGACCCAATATATTATTGATCTCATAAAAAAAGATAAAGACAAAAATGATAAAAGTTTGTAGTAAATGTGGTGAAGAAAAAGATATCAATAAATATTGTGTATGTGACGAATGTAAAAAAGAACATAGAAAACAATATAAAGAAAAAAATAAAGAAGCGATAAAAGCTAAAAATGCTGAATATTATATCTTAAATAAGGAGAAGATAAATAAAAGAAATATAAATTATTATTATTTAAATAAAGAAGATGTATTAAATCAAATAAAAAAATATAAAAATGAAAACAAGGGTAAAATATCTAAAAACTATAAAATATATTACGAAAAAAATAAAGAAAGATTAATACCAATAAGAAAAAAATATTATGAAAATAATAAAGAAGAATATTTAGAAAAAAGCAAGGAATATTATCAAAATAATAAAGATAAGCATAAAGAATCTGTAAAAAATTGGATGAAAGAACATAAAGAAGAATATAATAAATATAGACGTCAAAAAGTTTCGGAAGATAGAAAATTGAGACCATATTTTTATGCTTGGAGAGATGTTTTGAAGGGTACTTTAAAAAGATTAGGAAAGAAAAAAGAAGGACATACAATAGATATTTTAGGATATTCTGCATTAGATCTAAAAGAGCATATCGAAAAACTATTTCTACCCGAAATGTCATGGGATAATTATGGCTTATGGCAGATTGACCACATTAAAGAAGTTTGTACTTTTGATAAAAATACTCCTCAAAATATAGTAAATGCCCTAAGTAACTTGCAACCATTGTGGAAAGAAGACAATTTAAATAAATGGTTTGAGTTAAAAAAGAAACTGAATAACTATGGGATATAGAGCTAAGCCAAACCGCCCAAACGTCTATAAACAGGGAGCATATAATATTATCAATCTTGATAAGTATCTTGGTGATCCATCATGTGTATGGTATAGAAGTAGTTGGGAATATAAATTATATTTTTTTATGGACAATGAGTCACGTGTTCTTCACTGGAATGTAGAGGGCATGACAATACCATATGAAATAAATGAAAATGGTCATTGGGAAACACGCAGATATCACCCGGATTGCTACGCAGAAATACAAAAATTGGATGGAAATATAAGAAAAGTGGCTATAGAAATAAAACCACACGCTGAGACCGAACCACCAGTAATGCCCAAAAGAATAACAGCAAAATCTTTAGAAAATCACGAATATCGTATGAAATTATTTCTTATAAACTTTAACAAGTGGAAAGCCGCTAAAGAGTTTTGTACAAGAAGGGGAATAGAATTTTTTGTTATGGACGAAACATTTTTTGACGGTCATAGTGTAAAAATATTTTAAAATATGGCGGAAACTTTTGGTAAATATTGCAGTGCGTTGTTGGGTGAATACAACGATAACATGAAAAGATTGGTTGAAGACTCTACTGAAATGATATTCACATTTGTTCTGAAAAACCCAAATCTACAGGTTAGAAGATCAAAAAATGCGGAAATAATTAAAGGTAAATTTTATTTAATACAATATAATTATAACGGCAATAAAATATGGTGCCCTATATTTGTAATAGATGATAGATATAGCACCGAAAATCAAAAGCGCATAATATATGCCGTGAATTTTGATTATCTTCCATATCGTTATAAAATAGTTTATATAGATAAATTATTTAGAATTTTCCAAAACGAAATAGATAAACATAAACGCAATAATGAAGATGGAAATACCGTCAACGAAGAAACTCCGCTAAAAGTTAATTTTGAAGCGGTCTATAGAACTCTAAAAGATAACGGAAATTTTAATTATGCCATAACAGCTTACGATTATTCTAAAATAGTAGGTTTAGATAGTAGTCCACAAATATTTGGAGTGTCAACTACAATAATGAGTAGATTAATTTTTATTAACACTAGAATAATTAATAAACGTGTTATGATGGACACTTTAAAAGATAGCGATGTAGAAAGAGAAAAAGAAAAATTAAAAGAGATTTTAAAAGCCTACGAAAAAACGGCCTTTGATTATGAAAATGATGTGAAGGAATATTATGAGCAGCTTAGATTACTTGAAAATAACTACAAACTCTACGAAAATCAATAATCAAATTGGCCGAAAAAAATTTATATATAGAATAAAAAATAAATAATATGAAAAAGGTTAAAACATTCGAAGAATATAGATATTTGAAATTAGATCCGTCTAAGAAAAATGTAAAGGATCCTAAAGAACCCTTTTTCAATGAACCTAAATATGATTATAAGAGAAAGAAAGAAATATTTGGTGAAGTTCCAAAACATGAATTAATAGAAATAGACCTCGATGTTGTAAATAACATAATAGAAAGTCGACCTAGTTTTGGGGAGATGGTAGATTTTGTTTTGAAGAAAATTAAAAAATACGCCGAAGATTATCAGTCTTTCATGATCCTGCACACGAAAGACGAAGATTATCTTGATAGTTATCTAGTTTTCGCGGACCTTGAAGACAATGATATAAGAATTCTCGATAGATTGGGGTTTGGCATATACATATATGATGATTCAAACGAGTATAGTGAATATTTCAGTGACAAGACTGAAGTATCATGGGAATGGAAATAAAAATTAATAATGGTAGAATTAGATTTTGAAAATTTTATTAATGAAAAAATTGGAATAAGAGATGATGTCGTGATTCTATCTGAATTCTTGTATAATTTTTTGAAAGATAAAGACAAAGAGAAAATTGTAATAGAAAATAATTTTCCGCCGACTACTTTTAAAATATCAAAAATAATTATACAATTTATAAATTATCAACATTTAGGAACGTTAGATGAAAAAAGAACAAAATTAACAAACGATGGAATAGAGATATATTTGATTTTCAACAAAACGAATGATTTATCAAAATCTATCATTTATCATGAATTGTCTCATTTAATAGAAAAAGAAATAAAGTTATCTAAAAGAATTGATGATTTTAAGAACGTAATAGCAGCGTCGAAAATTTCTAATTTTTTAAATAATAAAAATTTTGACAACCTATGTAATATGATATATTTATCAGACGATAGTGAAATAAAATCAATAACCCATGAAGTTTATGCTTCATTCGAAGGGGGGTTTAATATATTAAAGGAGAACGGGTGGAATAAAAATGATATATTCAACTTTTTAATTAAAGATTCAAATATTAAAAACGTGTACGATAGTATGATAAATTACAATATATTTGAAGATTTAAGAGATGTATCAGACAAAAACAAAATTAAATTTTTTAATGATTTAATAAACTGGGATAGAAAAATTATAAGAGTTAGAAAAAAAGAAATTCCAGCTTTTTTATTCATTAGATATCAAATATATCAAATTTATCATAAAAATAACAAAATAAGTTTAAATGATATTATGTACAAAACACAAAAGCACATAAATATGAAAGGAATGAGACTTAGAAATAATATCCATAGATTATATGGTTTATTAGAAAATAAAAATTAATAATTAATAATGGCAAGTTACGATCGTTATAGAAACAAAGACCAAAATCAGCAACAAGGCACAACAACTAACTTTGGACTGTTTAACAGAATATTAAGAGGACTCTCCACTATGTTTGGAGGTCTCGAATATAATGACATGCGTATTAGAAATTCCTATTCTATTGGAGTACACGAAGAAACTACTGATGTTCTTTATCAACCCAATAGTTCTAACATGTATGATTTATTCACAAAGAAAACGATAGCAAGATTTCTAGACAAAAAATCTATCGCTTACCTTGATAGAACATATCTGGATAAACGTAAAATTTTAAGACAATATTCGATCAAAGATGAAATAAAAGATTTTATCACACAAATCGCAGATGAATGTATAATTTATGATGAAAATAATAATTTTTGTTTTGTAAAAGATCTTCCAGATTCATATGAACAAACAATAAGACAAAAATATCAAGAAAATTTTACAAAACTTATAAACACATTTAATTTCAACGAAGGTCAAACCGCGTGGAATTATCTTAAAAATTTATTAATTGATGGATATATCGCTTATGAAATCATATATGATGATAAACAAAAAAATATAATTGATCTAGCTCCAATCGATCCAATTACTTTGATTGTAGCCACAGATCCAAATACAAATACTATGATTTGGATTCAACATCCAGATAATCCAGCACTTAGAAGAATATTACTAGATTCACAAATTATTTACATTTCATATTCTAATAATAATGAATATGGTGAAACTTCATATGTTGAAAATTTAATCCGTCCGTTCAACCAATTAAAGATGATTGAGCAAGCTAGATTACTTTACAATATTAATCAAGCTTCAATTTATAAGAAATTTGTTATTCCCGTTGGAGGTTTAACTCGTCAACAAGCTGAGCAACAAATTTATGAACTGATGAGTGAATATCACGATGATGTTCAATGGGATGAAAGAATGGGTACGGTTTCCATCAATGGTCAAACCAATATTCCATTCAGTAAGGACTTCTGGTTCCCCGAGGGGCAAGCTGGTACTCCAAATGTTGAAATTTTACAACCAACTCAAGTTAATTTAAATGAAGATATAGTACTTCAATGGTTCTATAAAATTTTAAAAAGAGCAAGTAAACTACCTTTCCAACGTTTTGATGAAGATCAAGGTGGTGGTTCCTATGCTTATGACTCGAGCGCTGCTATTACTAGAGATGAAGTTAAATTTAAGAATTTCATTAATAGAATCAGAACGATATTTAAAGAAATTATTACTAAACCTTTAAAAGTTCAAATGATTCTAGATTTTCCAGAATTGAAAGATGATGTAGATTTTAATAATTCAATCAGATTGGAATTTATTTCTGATACATTATTTGAAGAATGGCGTCATTTAAAGAATTTAAATGAAAGAGCTTCCATAGCTCAAACTTTAAGTTCTTCATTAATGGGGGCGGATCAACAACCATATCTAAGTATAGAATGGATAATTCGTCACATTATGAAATTCACAGAAGCTGATATCGAAGAAAACGCTAAATATAAAGCCATGGAGAAAAGAAGATTAGGCGGAGCTGGCGCTGAAGGCGGTGAAGCCCCTGGTGGTTTCGGCGGAGGCGGTGGAGCATTCGGTGGCGGTGAAGCATTCGGTGGCGGTGGAGCTGAATTTGGCGCGCCAGCCGGAGGTGAAGAATTTGGAGGCGGCGGAGCTCAATTTGGTGCTCAACCAGGAGCTCAACCGGGAGCTCAAGCGGGAGCTGGTGGAGATCAAGCAACTCCACCTCCACAAGGCGGAGGAGGGGGAGCGCAAGCACAAACTCCCACTTTCTAAGTTACATAAAACCCAGCCGACTTGACTGGGTTTTTTATTTGGAAAAATATGACATTTATATCTTTATATATACTATAAAAGATAAAGATATGGAAAAAAAGGACAAGAAATTATGTAATTTTTGGTTGCCTAATGATATTTATGAATATTTGAAATTAAAATCAAAATCCGAATACATGTCTATGACGAATTATGTGATTCAATTTATATTAAAAGATATGAAAAATAATAATAAAGAGAATGTTATTAAGTAAAAATGTCGAAATTATATTGAACGGTGCCAATTTTAAACATTTCTATTCTTTGGGATATGAAAATTTAAAATCTGGAAACAAATTAATTGTACCGGTTGAACATTTAAGTAAAAATAGTAAAATAATTGTATCCGTTAAATGTGATATTTGTGGGAATACAAAAAATATTTCATATTATTCGTATTGTAGAAATATAAAAAATGATAATTATTATACTTGTGAAAAATGCTCATTTGTTAAATCTAAAAAAACAAGATTGAATAAATACGGAAACGAGAATTATTGTAATAAAGATAAAATAAAAGAAACAAAATTACATAAATACGGGAACGAAAATTATTGTAATAAAAATAAAATAAAAGAAACAAAATTACATAAATACGGGAACGAAAATTATTGTAATAAAGATAAAATTAAAAAAACTTTTATTGAGAAATATGGAGTCTGCAATATAATGCAAAATGAGTATATTTTTAATAAACAACAGATAAGTAGTTGTTTATTAAGATATCATGATAAAATGAATCTCTATTACAGAGGAACATACGAACAGGACTTTTTGGACTTTTGTTTTGAAAATAATATTAATATAAAGTCTGGTAAGAGAGTTTTTTATTTGAAAAATGATGAAGGACATTATTATTTTTCCGATTTTTATTACGAACCTTTAAATCTTATAATAGAAATAAAATCGAAATACACTTATGAAAGAGACCTAATTTTAAACAAATTAAAGAAGAAGTATTGTGTAAAACAAGGTTATAAGCATATATTCATAATCGACAAGGACTACAATATCTTTGGTAAGTATCTTTCAATCAATTAATTATAAAACAAAAAATTTTTCTCTAACTCTTCTAAACACCACTAAACAGAGGTGTTTTTTTATTTAACAATACACTATCCTTTCAAAATGGAAAAAAGGGGCTTTTTTCTGTTAATATATAATTAAAAAATAAATAAATCAAGCATGAGCATAAAGAATGTTCTAATTATTGAAAATTCAATAAATGGTCTGCAAAAATTAAACGAATCCGTTGCTCCTTCCGGTAAAAGACAATATATACTGGGCGGTATATTTACAGAATTCAACGTAAAAAATAGGAATGATAGGATTTATCAAAAAGATAAATTTTTGCCGCATTTAGAAGAATTACTAGAAAGAAAAAATACTCTGGGTGTTGTATATGGTGAATTCGATCATCCAGATGTTTTTGACACAAGTTTATCGAGGGTATCTCATACAGTTGAAAAAGTTTTTTATGTCAAAGAACACAATAGAGTAGATGGTGAAATCAAATTACTAAACACTCATTGGGGTAAAGAGGCACAAGCTTTAATAGACGATGGATGCCCGATTTTTGTTTCATCTCGCGCAGCTGGTATCACAGAATCTAATGGTGAGGTGACTATAAAAAAACTATTCACCTACGATGCAGTCGCTGATCCAGGATTTAGCTCTGCAAAGATGGAACTACGCACCTTGAATGAATCTCTTGGCTTAAGAGGAGTAAATGAAGGTGCCAACTTTAGGATATATGACATATCCGACGAGTCAAAAATAAACGATTTGTTCAATATGGATAAAAATGAATTTGTAACAAAAGAACAGATGGAAAAGTACTCAAATTATTTAACAAATCAGATCACAAAAACAAAAAGTGAAATTAATGAAGCACTCTCCAATGGTGACTTCGATCCCGCAAAGTTACAAGATCTGTATGAAAAGTATGATGCTTTCCAAGAAGGCTTTACTAAAATAGCCTCTTATCTTGACTATTTGGCAGAAACAATGCAAGTCTTAGTACAAGAAAACAAAAAAATTAAAAAAACAAACGAAAAGTTAGAATCAAGATTGGAAAAAACAAGAGTTAAAACAGATAAAATTATTGAACATAATGACTATTTAGCTGGAGAACTCGAAAAATCAATCAATTACACAGAGTATGTTGCTGAAGCAGTTGATAAATCTATCGACTATTCAAATTACATCGCTGAAACATTAGACAAATCAATTGATTTTTCAGAATATATCGCAGAAAACGTTGATAACACTATCAAATATTCTGAATATGTCGCAGAAAATCTTGATAAATCTATTGATTACTCACAGTATATTGCTGAGAATCTAGAAAAGAGTATTGCTTATGGTGAATATATCGCTGAGCATGTTGATAACAACATTAAATACGCAGAATACATCGCCGAACATGTTGATAACAACATTAAATACGCAGAATACATCGCCGAACATGTTGATAACAACATTAAATACGCAGAATACATCGCCGAACATGTTGATAACAGTATTAAATATACTGAATATGTTGGTGAACAACTAGATAACAGTATTAAATATTCTGAATATATTGCTGAGAATCTAACTGACACTATTGCTTATAGTAATTATCTAGCTGAATCTATTGATAAGAATGTTGAATATGGTAAATATTTAGCAGAGAAATTAAATACTAGAGGCAGCAGATTAAACGAGCAAGTAGAAACACCAGAAGAGAAAATGGGTAATTTTAAAACAGATTCAGTCGCAAAATATTACGACGAAGATGAAACAGACGACATGACAGAAGCATCACCAGTACAGGGCCAGGCTCAGCCACAAGCTCAGCCACGTGCACAAGCTCAACAACGTGCACAAGCTCAACCAGTTCAAGGTGAAGAAGGTGAAGAAGGTGAAGATATCGATGTTGATGGAGTGAATGCTGAAGAAGTTCAGGATACTGAAGAAAAGGCAGAATTAACTCCAGGTCAAGTTGTTAAGATCGATGATGATAAAACTGGTGAAATTTTAGCTACAAACGCTGATAATGGAATCGCTGTTATTAAATTATCTGACACTGGTGAAGTTCAAGAAGTTCAAGAATCAAGATTAACAGTTATCGGTGATAAAATCTATGATTCAGAAAATACATTAAAGAAACTTATATTAAAGCAAATCAATGAGTCCAAAAAACGTAAGGCATCTGATGAGACCGAACCTCATTTCTTACTATTCTTATCTGAAAAGAAAAAGGCAGCTTATTACAACCTTTCACAAGACGATAAAGAAAAAGTAATTGTTGCAATGAACGAAAGCAATGGTTATACAAATGAAAATGAAGTACTAGGTATTATGGCTAAGGCTTTAACCGTAGCCGAGAGAAGCTTTAATGACACTTTGATCGACAATATCCCAGGCGATCTAAGACCTATTTGGGAAAGTTTACGTCCAGAAGTTCAAAATAGTATTTTAAGTAGTGCGCAATTTTATACTAATTTGAATGAGGAAAAAATGGAAAGTTTCTGGAATTCTAGAAACCTCCATGAATATGCAAAGAAAAACATGGGTAAAGTGACTTTGTTAACAGAAAGCAATAACAAGTTCGATAACACTAAACTCAGTGATGATCAATTAGATGCATATTTAAAAAGATTAAACCAAAGGTAATTATATATTCGATTGGCATTTGGAAAAAAATGACTTTTTAAATCAAATATATAATAAAAAAAAATTAACAAAAAATGAATTTTTTAGTTGACAATGCGAAAGCAATAAAAAAATGGGCTCCTATTCTCGACGCTCTCAAGGTTGTAGATGATGATAAAAGAGCATGGATGTCCGAGTATGCAGAAATGCATCAGATGAATGAAAATGTTGGCTATGCCACATTAAATCAAAATGGTATGGGTAGAGTTATCGCTCCAGTTATCTCAACAATTCCAGGTTCAACTTGGCAGGGTGGTGGTACAATTGGTAGTGGTGACGTAGCTCAAAACCTACTTCCAGTAGCTATGAAGATTGCTGCTCAGACAATTGGTTTGGATTTAGTGGCTGTAAAACCAACAGCTTCTCCAAGAATCGAATTGCTCTTCGTTGACTTCAAATATGACAACGCTTATGGTGATGGTGTACGTGAAGACGCGGAAGCAAATCAAAGACCTCTTGTTTTTAAAATCCACATTACAACAGCTATTGATGCAGCTTTAAAGGCAGCTATTCAAGCTTTCTTAACAGCTAACGCCGTTCAAGAAAGAGTTGGTGGTTTATCAAAAAGAGTATGGGTCGACATTTCCTCAGGTACAATGACAACCACAGCTCCAACGACTTATACAAACATGATGGAATTCCTCGGTTTCTCAAGAATTGATGGATATCCAATGTTTAGAATCTATCGTCAAGCTGGTTTCTCAGTTGGTAACTTAGTTCCACAAGACGCAGCTCCAGCATGGCAAGCAAGTTTGAACACATTCCCACAAACTGGCGCAACGACTACTATATTAGCAACAGCTATAATTAGTGGTATTACACTTACAACTGGTGTAACCATCGAATTAATCTCCTTATTGGAAGATCATATTCCTGGTTTCTCCGCTGGTTGGACATCCAACATGGAAAACGGATGGGAAGGCCCAATGAGTAGATATCAGGATGAAAAGATTTATCCGGGTGTTATTGGTCCAGACGTATTCACCAAGTCAGTTCAAGTTGGTGATATTGAAATCTCCTCAACATTGAAGAGAACCCAAATTGAAGATATTAAAGCCTCAACAGGTATGGATATCGTTCAAAAATTAGAGGGTGTTCTTATCAATGAACTTACTCAAGTTATTTCTAAGGAAATCGTAGGTAAGATCAGAGGTTTAGCTCTTAAGAACAGAGTTTCTTACACAGCTCCAAAGGCAGTTGATGGTGTAACTTCAAAATTTGATCTCAACGTTGATAATTATTTATTAACATTAGGATCAACTGGCACAATTGGTGGTGTAATGGGTGAAACTACCCATAGCATCCAAAGAAAGCTTATTGCCAAAATCAATAACGCTTCCAACTTTATCGCAACTGATGGTAGAATTGGACCAGCTCAATATATCGTAACAAACGGTAACTTAGCTTCCGTTATTCAAGATATCGCTGGTTATACAATCAACCCAGTAAATGCTGGTAAATTAAACACCAATGGACAACTTTACCCAATGGGTAACATTGGTAACATTGCAATCTATGTAGATCCTTACATGAGATGGGATGATAACTATCTTTATTTAGGTAGAAAGAATAGCGTTGACCAACCAGGTCTTCTCTTTATTCCTTACTTAATGGCCCAATCAATTTCTCTAATTTCGGAAGCTACGTGGGCCCCACGTATGTTAATTCGTAGTAGATATGCGGTAGCCGATATTGGATTCTTCCCAGAAAAGCAATTTATGGCCATAAAAGTTACTGATAGTAACGGTGTTCTTATCTAATAGTTTATCTATTATAATACTAAAAAAAGACCTCATTTGGAGGTCTTTTTTTTATGCAAATTATTTTGTTAAAAACATATAAAAATAATAATCTGGGCTATTAAAAATTAATATATAAGAATAAAAGACTGTGACATAAAAAATGATACTAACAAACAAAATTGAAATTAAAACCACTAATAAAAATATTGGTTACTATAATAGTATTGGATTTGATGTTAAATCTGGTGATATGATAACTATCATTCCAGAACAATTACCAAAATCATCTAAACTTAAAATTGAAGTTGAATGTGATAATTGTCATCAAAAATTAAATATATTATACCATTCATATTTTAGAAACATTGAAGATGGAAGTTATCATTGCAAAAAATGTTCTTCTTTAAAAAGTAAAAAAACATCATTGGATAAATATGGTGTGGATCATCCATTGCAAAATGAAGAAATCAAAAATAAAGTCATTCAAACCAATATTCAAAAATATGGAGTTGAATATCCTTCTCAAAATGATAATATCAAAGAAAAAATAAAACAAACTTGTTTAGTAAAATATGGTGTAGATTCATACATGAAAACACATCAATTTAAAATTGATGGAAAAAATACAATGATTAAAAAATATGGAGTTGAACATCCCCTCAAGAGTGAAGAAATAAAAGAAAAAATATCTTTAACATGTTATAATAAATATGGTGTCCCATCACCATTAATGTCTGATGAAATTAAAATGAAAATTAATCAGTCAAAAATTGATAAATATAGTGATAAGAATTATAACAACAGAGATAAATATAAAAAAACTTGTTTAGAAATATTTGGTTATGAAAATCCTATGTCTAATATAGAAGTGCAGAATAAAGTAAAGAAAACTATGTTAAATAAATATGGAGTTGAATTTGCTGCTCAAAATGAGGAATTATTTCAGAAAATGCTTAAAAATGGATATAAAATAAACAAATATGAGGATTTATATTATCAAGGAGAATATGAATTGGACTTCTTACAAAATTTTTATAGTATAGGAATTAAAAGAGGGAATCCCATAAAGTATGTATTTAATGACGAAGTTCATATTTATTTTCCTGATTTTTATTACGATAAATTAAATCTTATTATAGAGATAAAATCATTAAAATGGTATAATGAACATTTGGAAAAAAATTTAGCAAAACAAAAAGCCTGTCAAGAACAAGGATATAATTTTATTTTCATATTAGATAAGAATTATGAAATTTTTAAAAAGATTATAAATCATATTATTTATGACAAAGAACATTCTTGGCAATATGATATTAGAATTAATAATAAAGAAAATCATGAAAAAATTAATATAAATGAATTTACATATTTTTATGTGCCAAATGAAGACAAGAAAACATGTCTATGTATAAAAGAATTTATCGAAGAACATGAATGGCTTGGCAAAATGCCAAATAGACCGACTCATAGATTCATAGCAAAATATAATAATGAAATAGCTGGTGTTGTTATAATGGCAACTCCAAATTCTTTCTCCAAAATGTTAGGAAATAATACCAAAAATATCGAAAAATTAATAAGTAGAGGAGCTTGTGCTTCATGGACTCCTAAAAACTTAGCATCATCATTGATTATGTGGTCTATAAATTGGATGGTTAAAAATACTCAATTTAGAATTTTTTCAGCATACGCTGATTCTGAAGCCAAAGAATTAGGGACAATTTATCAAGCTTGTAATTTTATTTATCTAGGGAAGAAATATGGAACTAAAGATTTATATTTTGATTTGAATAAACCAAAAATAGGTTGGTTCTCTAGTCGAAATTTTAGAAAATTATCGATTTATAAAAGAACATCTAAAAAATTGAATATTCCGAATAATTGGAAATTAGTAAGTCAAATACCCATTGATATAAAGATTATTTTGAATAAAGATATAGAAAAATATAAAAATACTTGCATAAAAAGAGTTGTTGAACCAAAACATAAATATGTTTATATATTAGGAGAAAACAAAAAAGAAACAAACCATTTGCGCAAATCATTCTTCGAATTAAATCCAGATTTAGCAAATCTAAAATATCCAAAAATAAGATGAAATCAATCTGAAGTTATTTTTTTTAATATAAATAATTTTCTTAATTTTATATATAAGAATAAAACCAAAAATTCATGGAGAACACAGAAAATAATGCTTTGAAATTTATGAATTGGTGGGAAAATTACTGTCTTCCTTTGAATCCACCAGAAGATATAAAAGAAGAACTACCAATGATAATGGTGGAGTATGTAGAATATTTAGATGAAGACAAATATAATTTCAATAGCTCAGATGAAGCTGGTAACTTTCTTACTAGAAGAGAAAGAAGACATCCTTTGGGACTAACTACATCAAGAGAAAGATTGGTATTAAAAATGAGACTTCCTGCTTATATTACTAGTTACGCGCAATGTGTTGAAAGTGGAAATGTAGATGAATGGATTAAGGAAAGAATAAGATTATCTGACAAGAGGAATCGCGAGATGGACGCTGAAGAAGAAAGAGAAAGAATTAAGAGCTATGAAAGTTGGAAAAAATTCAAATCATTCTGAAAGTTCTAGTTTCATTCACAGGCCATAAATATTTATAATCGTTGAAACCATCGTCATTGGGAAATTTTGGCAAATAGAATTCCCTGTCTTTTTGTATAAGTCTGCTTCGCATCGCTCTGTGGAAATTTTCATTACCAATCCACCAAGGATAGTCATAAGGTTCTTCATATATAATATAAAGCATGTTATTAACATAACCACGATTAATCCATTCAACTATCATAGCGTTGTGATACTCCGCTAAAGCCCCCATATAACCTTCCCACATCTTCACAGCGGGGTGGTTTTTCCAGCGTGTAGGATTGATTAAACAATTATATATTTGATAAGCTTCTACTCTTTGCTTACCTAATCTTTTATAGTCTAATACTTCGGCTGATAATTTGAAATCTGGATATGGAAGAAATGTCTGCATTTTTAATATAATTTTTTACAATTAATTTTCCAATTTTCGTCTAAATATATAGCTTTTACTTTTGAAAAGTTATTTATTTCATTCACTTCAATATTGTCATCGTCTAAATGAAAAAGAAAGTCTTCATTTTCTTTAAAGAAAGTGTATTTGGGTTTGAAATCTGTGAAATGAATATTATCATCTTTTATGCCTATTTTGTTCGATATTTCAAATAAATCACTATTATCCCACCCCCAACTATCAGTAGGTGGGCGTGATGTTACAATATGAATATCAAAACCTTCATCGATTAATTGATGAGCGAAATTTTGAATATATTCATTATCAAGAACATTATCAAAATCAAAAGAAATTTTCTTCATAACACAAAATTACAAAAAATAGTTTTATAACTCAAAAATTATCGTTAATTTTGTTTTTCAAAAATTATATATAGAAACAATGAAAACAATGTTTTTGACAGGATCGTGTTGGATGAGAGATAAAGAAGGAAAATTGCTTCCTTTTGTTAGAAATCCGCATTTTATAAAAGCTTTTACATCTTTTGGAGATAATTTAGTTTATCCTCCTCTTTATTGGTATGAAGGAAATTATATGTTTCCATATCTAGAAAAAATAGTCGAAAAAGAGCATCCAGATCTTATTATAGGATATTCTGCTGGTGGGCACACAGGTTTTCATCTTTGTAATAAATATAAAATAAAAGGCATTCATTTTAATCCTGCCATTGCTCATACTAGTGAAGCTCCAACATTACAAATAGCAACAGATGAATATAAAAATCTTTCAGTATTTAACGATCAAGTTATCGTTCTTGGAGAAAATGACAGAAAAGATAGGGGCGGTGTTGATGCTCATCATGTGTTGACGCTTCTAGAACAGAAAAATTTTAATGGTGAAATTCTGGTAATTCCAGAAATGGGTCACGAAGTTCCAATAAATATATTTAAAATATTATTCGAATACTATAGAAATATTTGGTGGGGAAATTCTAAACCATCACCGTCTGAAGATCAGACTCTTGTTGACGTTGACGTTTGATAAATTTTATAATTCTCTCTGATAATATTAAGTAGAAAGATATTAACATCACAGATGATGATATTAGATAATATTTTAATAAACTTAACCAACTTAGATGAGTGAAAATACCTAATAAAAACGCACTGACACCAGGGGCAAATATTACTATTGCAATTATTGTCATTAAAGCTAAAGCGAAGATTGATCTCTTTACCCACAAGGATCTAAGAGCTTTTTTAGCATCATATTTATAACAACAATACATGACATTATTCACGAAATCATCGGAAGGCGTGGAATCTTGTTCCACCTTTCCGATGTTCTTTCTTAAAAAATCGTCAAATGCGTTCATATTGTTTATTTATTTTAGTCTTCGAATGTCGCTTCTTTGGGAGTTACTGGTTTTAAAGAATCTATTTTCATAGTTACAGAATCATCTTCAAAGGTTGCTTCTGTTGGAGTTGTTGGTTTTAATGAATTAATATTCATTTCTGTTCTTGTAACAGGAACTGCGATCGATGATTCATTATCGCTTCCAGCAAAAGCTACTAAACCAATTAAAATTAAAATTAAAATTAAAATTACTTTTTTCATATCTTTGTTTTATTTTTCTAGATTAGACGCTCGATATGAAAAAAGGTTACATTATTCTGATATGAATTTTTTATATTTTACGATGAAGTTTTCTCTGAGTTTATAAATATTTTCATTTTCATATAGACTTTTTATCATCTTTAAAAGATCTTTAACACATTTAATTTGCCCGTTATTTATATCATCTCCAATTATATCAGCATAATCTTTTAAATCTATACTTTTAATATATTCAGCATATTTATTTATTGGAATAACTAGCTCATCGTGATATTCTTCATAACAATAAAAAGAGTGAACATTTTCCTTTGGATTTACTTCATTATGAGTATAAAAAACATAGGTGTCTGTTATAGATGAATGATATTTTTTTAAAAAATCATTTATTTTATCGCGCGTTCCACCAGAGCAATAACTATCATCCACAAAAACAAAATTTTTAAAATGAAGTTTATCTAGATTTCTTTGTTTTAGAATAGTTATTGGATTATTTTCATCTTCTTTTACTTTTCTAATTTGTCCACTAACTACCAAGACTCCACCATCAAATTCTATTCTTCCTTCTTCCATTAATTTATATACCCATAGACCGAAATTGCCAGACATAACAATATTGAATTTATTTCCTAATTCGGATTCCATTTTAAAGAAGATATATGCTATCATATCTATGTTCTGTGGCTGAATAATAAATTCATCCAATCTCTCTAAAAAGGGGAACATGAAAATTGCTATATTATCGTTTTTATAAATATCTTTAATAAAAGAAATAAAAAGTTCAATATTTTCTTTGTTTAGATTCTCATCTCCATCAGAATAAATATCATCTTCATCCTCAATTTTTTGAGATAAAAGATCATCTACACATTTTTTGATTCTATCTGTCATTTTACTTTTCTTTCAACTCGAAATTGGTCGTTTGGAACCAAGGCCAATATTGATCAAATTTTATGAGCACTCCTTTATATTCTTCTGTATCAATATATCTTATATTAATGATTTTATAGTATTTATCACTTACATTTACTGTTGAACGCCAACCCCCATCATGATCGCGGTAATAATTTATACCAGTTTTTTTAACATAATCGCCAATTTGAAAATTTTCAACTTCATCTATTGTTGATGATGGTTCTTCTTCACTAAATTTTCCTTTATCGTACCATCTTATACCTTCATTGATAACAAATTTTTCAAAAGATTTTATCATATCATCTTTTTTAGTTCCAGCTAAAGCTACTTGATAAGAATATTTCATTGGAGGCCATTCCAATTCTATACCAGCTTGTTTCATAGTTTCTGTTATATTGACACCCATAGCCTCGGGTCCTGTTGTAACAGCACACTCGGGATGCTCACGTTTAAATTTTATAATTTCCTTTTTCAATTGAACTCTTGCTGTTCCCTGCCAATATAAAACACAACGTAATTGATAATCTGTCCAATCTGGATGTTTAACGCGCATTTTTTCAATATGCTCGCCAATATCAAATCTGTTCCATATGATGTAAAAGGGTTTTGTAACATCAAAAAAATCTTCTAATTTGGGTAATCCCGGAGGGCACTTATCTTTACCCCAATTAGGACAACCCTTTGGGTGATTATGATATGGTTTTCTACATAAACCTCTCACATTATAATCTATTATGGGTTTTACTTCACTGTACATGTTCTAAATTTGTTGTTTGAAACCAAGGCCATTTTCCTTCTAATTGGACAATTTGCCCCGTATAACCTTTTATATTTGTGCAATAGTCTGTTTTAATGATAGTGAAGTCACCATACCCCTCACTCGTTCTCATCCAACTTCCCGGATTATTAATAGAAGTCTTTTCTTTATCGAATGCTCTATCATTCCACCAACAACAATCTCCCGAAGAGAATAATATTTTATCACCAACTTTAAAAGATGTATCTTCTTCTTCCATTTTTTCTTCTTCACTAAATTTTCCTTTATCGTACCATTTTATTCCTTCATCGACTTTTTTAAATTCTCTTATTATAATAGGGAAATTCTTATCTACTTCCAAAACCCCATACTTCTTGGTAACAAATAATATAATTATTTTTTCCTGTTTCTTAGAAAGAGCTGGTAATAATCCAAAAATTTTTCCTTTATATAACCCCACATTATTAGTTTTTGAATGAAATTCTACTTCTTTTCCCATCAACAAAGTTCTAATAGAATCTCTTTTCTCTCTTAAATATTTATACCAAAATTGAGTTGTTGTATAGGTTTCTTCTTTTTTGAAGTCCTCATTTATGAATTCTTTATAGTTATCGACCTTTTTCTTTTCATATTCTCTTTTATAACCATAAGATTTAATATTTATATTTCCAGTATCTATTTTTTGAAATTTTTGTTTCAATATTTGTATTTCTCTTAAAAGCTCTTTTACACTTCTTATCTGCCCTTTCATTATTTGTGATTCTAAAATATCATATGGAATTTTTTCTTCATCGATATTATTCAAAACACTCAATAATTTTTTAACTGGAAGCATGTCACCAAGATGATAATCGTAATATCTATAAAGAGAATAGACATCATTGCGTTTTTGAAACCCCCCATCATAAAAAACATAAGTTTTAATTATTCTGGCATTATATTTTTGAAGATGTTTATCTATTTCTTTTTTAGTTGAGCCCGAATAATAACTATCATCCAATAAAACAAACTTAGAATTGTAGACTCTATTTTCATTTCCGCCTATTATTTGGAAGGTTTTGTTTTTAATACCGCTTCTAAGTGATCCACTAACATGAATGACTACTCCGTTTATTTTTATTTTTCCAGTTTTTATTAAATTAAAAACCCAATCTCCAAACTTTCCTGTTACAATAAGATTAAAATTGTTTCCAAAATCTTGTCTTATCTTGTCAATAAGATGATAAACCATGTCAATATTTTTTGGATCACGAACAAATTCGTCCATTCTGTCAAAAAAATTAGATCCGCCTTCTGATTTTTTCTTTTTTAGATCGTTTACTACGTCTACAATTTTATTAGTATCTTTCAATAATAGATCCATTTTATATTTTTATTTTAATCATTCCAATCTTCTTCTCCATAAGGATCCAATTCAGATATTTTTATATCTATTGAATTTATATCTGCGAAGGGTGGTAGGAGTTGAATTTCATTCGTTTCTGATAAAATAGCAAACACATCGTTTTTTGTTTCCTCATCCTCTACAATTAGAATATCTTTAACGCTTGTAGATATTTCTATATCTTTTTGGAATTTTCTTGGTCTTTTAAATTTAACATCTTTACCAATAAACTTTTTTAAATTTTCAATAAAGGGTTCTACTTTATAATAAGTGTGTGAATAAAGAGTGTTATAAACATTCATTTCATTTCCTTTATCATCAACAAAAATAATATTACTATCACTAGTTGGATGTTTTTCACATAGTTTAACGTCCACTATTCTTCTCATTCTAACTGTAGCGTTTCTAAACTTACCATTCTCGCTTGAAATTTTAAAGAAAATCAATTCTCCAACTAAACCATCTTTAAGAACTTCAACCATCTTTGATGTAAGCTTCATATATTCATCAGCAAATATATTACCAAATCTTATTTCATCATTGAAGATATTTTTTCCTGAAATTTTAGCCTCATTTAAAAACTTTTTGAACATTTTTATCATGGACCTATATATTAAACTTATAAAACAAAAAAAAACACATTACTGTGTTGTAATGTGTTTAATTATTCAAATTGGATTATATTAATTATTGAATGATCTTACAATCATCTTTCCTAATGTAATTAACACCCGGCAAATCACTTTTTACGATTTTCCATCTTTCTTTACCATCGTTCCATCCCCCCTTTGTCTTATCTTCAACTACTTGAAATGTTTTATTTATATAATCTTTATACCAGCATAACGGACTATCACATTTTATGATTTGAACAGTATACTGTTTTTCTTGTGGATTAAGATCCTCATACAATTTAATATGTCTTTTCATAGATTTTATTTTATTTTTTAATTTTTCTGATAATATATTCACAAATTATACCAGGTATATCTATTTCAGATATTACAGCGAAAGTTGGGAAATGCGGCGATGAGTTGGCTTCCATTATAAAATATTCACCAGTAACTTTATTTTGAATAACATCAAAACCAACTATATCACATATTAAATGTTTTGATATGTCTTCACACATAGCTAGAATATCTGGTGGCAGACTTCCCTTTACAGCTTTTCCTCCCCTAGCTACATTAGCTCTAAATTCTTTACTACCCTTTATTCTTTCTTTTTTAATAACAAGTTCTACTTTATTCTTTATTGATATGACTCTATAATCGCCATCATTTGGAACAAATTTTTGAATCAACATTAATCTATTACTATATTTAAATGTGTCCATTAATTGATCCATATTATCAACTTTATAAACTCCTTCTCCTCTATTTAAATTTACGTCTTTGACAACAACTGGGAAACCAAACTCTTTAACACTATCCAAGACTTTTCTAGTAAGTTTAGTAGCCATAATAGAAGGAATATAAGGATATCCTAAAGATTGTAAAAGATGCATTTCATATGCTTTGTTATCCAAATCTTTATATGTTCCATATTTTAAGTATGGAATGTTGTATCTATCTAAATAATGAATGAGCATTTTTACAATTGTTGAGAAATTTGCCATAAAACCAAAGAATACGAAATCATATTCTCTTATTTTCATATTATCTATATAATAGTCATCATTTATTCTATAGACATCATCATATGTGCAAAAATCAACAAAAGAATCTGGTAATTTTTCTCTAAAAAGAATTGGAAATAAATCTGATAATGTTTTTTGACCTCTAAAAAAATTGTGTTTGTCTTTCTCACCATGAGTGTCAATTGGCAAATCAAATTGTAAGAATAAAATTTTATATTTAGCTTCTACTTCCTTATCTATCTTTTTGAATCTGAACATTTTAAAAGGAATTTTATATCCAAGATCTATGTGAGGTTCACCTTTGGCATAAAATCTACCTCTACTATCACATACAGATTTCACTTTATGAATTTGTTTAGCTTTTAAAAATTCTATTTGATTTTCATTTAAATCACTATGATCTTCACATTTGACATAATCACCAACTTGTATGGGAAGTTCGTCTATGTTATATATTATATCATCTTCTTCAACTTCTTCTTTACGAATAATCACATCCAATATGTCCTTTGGAATATATTTAAAGAATGGATGTTTTTCTAATTCTGACTTCTTTACTTTCTTCTTTTCTTTTTTCTTCCCCAAGCCATCACGTATTTTCTTGAGAATATCTTCTTTTTCTTTTTCTTTGCTTTTAAGATCTTCAAAGGGAATTTCTAGTTGTTCACCTTGATCACTAGTCTTTTTAGTTTTGGTGTAAGGAAGTTTATATTTTTGATATGGTGGTGGAGTGTCATCTTCATCCCACCAATATGGTTCCGCAGACTCTTGCGCCTTTTTATTTTTCTTATTTTCGAAGAAAAAAGAATATTTTTGAATAGATGTCATAAAAAATAAAGCTTTACTTTTTAATATAGGTCGTATATTTTGTTTTGTTTTACTTATATATTAAAAAATAAAAATAAAAAATGGGGATAAATCTCAAAAAAACATGTCGTAAAAATTGGCGAATCCTAACTGCGGTGTATCCACTTACGCTAACCCTGTTGGTCGGCGCGCTCTTTTAGGTTTTACTCGCCAAAGTTTATATATTTAATTTATAATGTCAATTTTTTCTTAATCGTTATATTCTAATTCTAATAATAAATCTTCTTCTGCCGCCTTTAATTCACGTTTGTGTTCTTCGAGTTGATCGTGATCTTTCATCATAAAACCTTTATATTTTTTTCTATCGCCATAAATATCAGTCATTTTCTGATTTACAATACCGATTTCATTTTTAAATACTGTGTCGTTTAATAACTTAATATCTGTTGGTTCGATATCTACGCGATGACCATTAAATACTGCAAAGTCTTTTGTTGGAGAAAGAATGCCTTTATATGAATCTGCTGATATATTGAACATTCTCATACATGTTGGGTACAAACTTGCGAAGTCGTAACAAGCTGTCCAATTTGCCATTCCTTTCACTGGATCTTTTACCCACCCACCTTTAACAGATTTTTCTGCAGCTTCAACTACTGTTTCTGGAAGACTTTTTTCCAATCTACAAAGAATAACATTCTTTTCTTCCTTTAGTTTTCTTCTCAATATTCCTTCAGTAACAGGAAGAGTGGAATAAGCATCCAATATTTTAATTCTTGATAAAACAGAAATACCATATAAAATATCAACCCATTTTGTAGTTTCGTGTATTTTTTGAACTAGAATGGAGTCAACCGCGTTATAGTAAATAAACTTTTTGTAATCTGTTGTGGATAAAGTCTTCAATGTTCCTTCATAATTGATTTTCTTTACGCCTAAAATACCATCAGCGACAAAATCCAAACTATCTGATTCTTTAACTTTAATGGTTGAATTCCATTTGCCATATAATTCCATATAATCTACAATAATACGGTGGGCTGGAAGCTCACAAAAAGATTCTTGTTTCTTTCCGCTTTTATTATCTCTTTTAAAAGGTGGACGAAGTAATCGTGTATGAGATGCACTAGCGGGATCAACTCCTATTTTTCTAGCTCTATTAACTAGAAATACCCAGTCATATTCTGTGAAATTCCATCCAGTTATAACTGGCATCTTTGGTACATATTTTTCAAAGAAATTTAATAGCATTTCATATTCATTCTTATAACGAATGAATTTAAAATCATAATCAGCATTAAATTTAACAAAATAGTTATTTATATCTTCTTTTATAGATCTTTCTTGATCCTGTGACAAAGCATTTAATCCCATCACAAGAACCTTATTTTTTGTAACTATTGAAATGGATTGAACAGCACTTTCAGCCAAATGTGGTTGAGGTTTTTTATCAAGAATTTCATTTTCAATATCAACGAAGAAAATCTCTGGCTCGACATATTTCAAAAGAAGATCTTGCTCTTCTTGTGGAAGACCATCTATAAAATCATATACAGAATAACGATCTGGATTTCTTGTGTATATTTTTTTAACTGCCTTACCATCCCATGTTACATATTTCCCATCTTTATCTTTATCATCATCATCACAAACAATATATTTGGTTGGATTCGGCCATTTGTAATACTTCATTTTTATCCAACCGCCTTCGGATATATATGAAATCATAAGTTGTTGCAATTTATATTCGTAATCAACTAACATATAATTTATTTTTTGATTTATACGAAAAATTAAAGATAAAGTTTATGAAAAAACCCAGAGTAGCGAATTCTGGGTTTTTAATTAGCCGTAGCTAATAACAGTCCTAAACTGTATATTTTAATATCCACTATTAGATCCATATTTTATTGGTCTAATATTAAAATGGGTTCTTAATATGTTTTTTGTTTCTTCGTCTCTTTTATTATACCATAAAAGCATGTTTTGTGTATCAACAAGTACTCTATTTCTTCTTACTAAATCCACAAGATCGGATTGTGATCCTTCATTACCAAACATATGAATATCATCATCATCTATTGAAAAAGCTACAGACTCGGAATTATCTTCACCGGGAGAATTTTCTCTTGATTCTTTTACTATATATTCATTGTTAGAGTTTACATCGTATTCACTAAGTAAATAATCTAAAATTTTCTTAGATTCATCATCCAATTCTTCAATTCTTAAAGCAGAAGAAAAATCTTCCAAATAATCATGAATTGTATCTTTCATTATATCTTCATGATTTTTAGAATAATCCGAGCATTTATTGAAAACTTCAACAGCGTAATTTAAAGATTGACTATATTTATCAAAATTATTAGAATTAAAATATTTTTTAACATCGTTTATAGCGTCTAATAGTTCGATTTCTATCTCACCTCTATCTTTTTCCCAAAATTTTTGAGAAATTTCTTCTTTTAAAAAATCATCAATATATTTTAAATTCTTCATAGTTTTAATTATTATTTTGAAATTTCATGCGGATCAACATATTGTGGTGTTCCAATGTTATCAAATTTAACATAGAATCTATTCATCGGATAAAATGGATATTTTTCTAGATTTTTAAGTTCATATATTTCTACAACTTCTCCAGTATCATAAAGAAATTCACCCTTTTTAATTCCTTCTGGTGATAAAGGATCGCCTGTCTCCCACACTTTTACTTTATCTCCGATTCCTATTGTTTCACCATCGACTTTTATAGGGCCTTTTATTTTCCTATATTTAGATAATAAATCACTTATTCCTTCTTTTAGAATTGGCGTAAAATATTGAACCAACATTCTTTTAGCTTTATAATCTCCAACACTAGGTTTGCAATTATGTTTATTATATAGATGTCCTATTTTATAGTTTATATTATCACAAACTTCTTCACCACATTCAGCGCATTTTACTTTCTTGTGAGGGCGTGGAAGAATATTTTCATTCACATTGCCAACGAAACTTTCGAAAGACTTTAAATGATTTAAATTTATATTTTTCATATTTCAGTGTTATTTTTATTATCTT